TTTATCCCTGAGTTTGTAAAACGTGATCAACACGAAACAGGACTAACAAAAGAGATCCGTATAGAATACCGCGATAGTCAATACTTAGGCAAAGAAAAAGATGTTGTTGAAGGTGTTGCTAAGATTCTTGACAAGCGTTATAGCACACATTGGGAGAGCTATAACTATACAGCAGTTATAGACGGTAACTTGATTAGTTTTATGAACAAGTTCGAACACAACGTAGGCGATATGAAACGTATCAAAGCAAAAGTAAAATCACAAACAAAGAATAAATTGTTTGGTGCTAACGAAACTCGTCTAAACTATGTAAAGTTATATAAAGTATGATTAAAGTCGAAGGAAAACTTCCACGTAACGTTGTAGTTGCTTGTTCAGGCGGCGCAGATAGCATGGCTATTTTAGATTTTCTAAAACGTAATCATGATGTACAAGTTGCCTATTACAATCACCTAACACCGCACGGTATCGAAGCATACGACTTTCTTGACGACTACTGTACTAAACATAAATTAGAATTTATTTCAGATGAAATTAAAGGTCATCCTAAGCCTGCCGAAAAGAGTCAAGAAGAACACTGGAGAGACGAAAGATACAAGTTCCTACATAATATTAGAGAAACAGTTGTTATGGGACATCATTTAGATGATTGTGTTGAAACTTGGATGTTTACTAGTATGCATGGTGAGAGTAGAACTATTCCGTATGCTAGAGGAAATGTAATTCGTCCATTTAGACATAACCGTAAACGTGATTTAGAGCTTTGGTGCAATATTAAAAATGTACCATACTTAGAAGATGAAAGTAATAACGATACCAGTTACATGAGAAATCATATTAGACACAATATGATGCATCACGTATTAAAAGTCAATCCTGGTATACACAAAATGGTAAGAAAAAGGTTGACAACTGAAGTAAATCGTGTTAATATTAAGGATAATTATGAAATCGCACATTGAAGAAACATGCAAGGTAACTTGTACTAATAACGATAGAATTGTAGAAGCAGAAGTAATGTCTTACAAAGAAAAAGATCATTGTATTGTTGCAATGGCAACTAATAAGATTCATATGAAATACAACGGAAGAGTATATGTCGGTAATGCATTTGGATACGAATTTACAACTCCGGGACCTATTGAACACATAACAAAAGAAGGACGAGGACGATGAGTAGCAAATTTGATGGACCACTTGTAAGTGCTTTTGAAAGCGATCCTACAGGTGTAGTTAAACAAGAACTAATTACGTACCGTATCAAAGATGGTATATTACGTAAGGAAGTAACAACACGTAAATTTAATTCAGATCAATCAGACTGGCACGATAGTAATACTGTTGATCCTATGATGGAGGTCAAATAATGCCACTAGTACCTATGGTAGTTGAGCAAGAACGCAGAGGCGAACGCTCATACGATATCTATTCACGTTTAATGAAAGACCGCATTATTATGCTTAATGGTCCTGTTGAAGATAACATGGCTAACTTGATTGTAGCACAGATGCTTTTCTTAGAAAGTGATAATGCAGAAAAAGATATTAATTTATATATTAATTCACCCGGCGGACAAGTTACAGCCGGCCTAGCTATTTACGATACAATGCAGTACATCAAGAGTGATGTAAGAACTACTGTAATGGGTCAGGCATGTTCAATGGGATCATTCTTAGCACAAGCAGGTGCAAAAGGCAAACGTGTAGTGCTTCCAGAGAGTCGTACAATGATTCACAGAGTGTCAAGTGGTACACGAGGCACAAGCGGTAGTGTATATGTACAAGAGTTAGAATTTGAAGATGCTCGTCGTTCTATGGAAGAGTCTAAGAAAGTAAACAAGCGTCTTACAGAATTATATGTGAAACACAATACAGCAGGTAAGACATATGACGAAATGGCTGAAACGATGAAGTTTGATACATTCTTGACTGCCGAAGAAGCAGTCGAATGGGGTCTTGCTGATATGGTTGTGGAGAAACGATAATGCCTATTCCAGAAAGAGTATATGTTCCCGGAGCACCTGAACCTAAGGATCCAAGTAAGAAACATTTTTATATTAGTCTTGTAAAAAGTGCAATACGTATTGCAGGATGTGTAGTTGCCCTAGCCACAGGCGCTTGGGGTTGGTTAGCCGCAGGGTTACTTGTTGCTGAAATACTAGGCATTGCGGAGGAATTATAATGGCACCAGAAGTACAAGATAAAATTGCAGAATTAAAAGGTATCCCTACAGTAGAGGAACTAAATAAACAGTTAAAAGAAAGCACACTTGTTGTTACTTTTAATAAACTTGACGGAGATGAAAGAGTTATGACATGCACAAAGTCATATGATATTATTCCTGAAGAGAACCGTCCTAAGACAGAAAAAGAACCTCCTAAAGGTAATGTAACTGTTTGGGACATCAATGCTAAAGGTTGGCGTTCATTTAAATATGATCGTGTAACTAAAGTCCAATCATCATCATAGGAGATTAAAATGAAATATTTTGAAAAAACTTTCCACACCTTTGTTATCTCAGCCGCAGTAGGCTTAACACTAGGATTTAGTGGTGCGGCACATGCTGAAGGTTCAGTTAATGGCCAAGTAACAGATCATTACAAATGGGTAGTTAACCAAACACCTTACCGTGTTGAAGTTTGTAAAGATTATTCTTACGGTGGAGACAAATCAGGTGACATGCTTAAAGGTGCTATCATTGGAGGCATCATTGGTAACAATGTAGGTGATGTTAAAAACGGTGGTGCTTTAGGTGCTGTACTTGGAGGCATGATTGGTCATAACAATTCAAAGGCTACTGGCGGCACACAAAGACGCTGTAATATTGAAACACGTTATGAAGAATCAAGAGAAGAAGTTTATAGCCATAGTACTATTAACTTTTACTCTAATGGACGTAGTTATTCGCTACGTTACACTAAGTAGAATATAACATTGGAAGATTGGCTGAGTGGTTTAAAGCAACGGTTTACTAAACCGTCGAAGGGGTAACTCTTCCGTGGGTTCGAATCCTACATCTTCCGCCAACACGCGGGTATTGTGTAATGGTAAGACCTTAGCCTTCCAAGCTAATGATAGGAGTTCGATTCTCCTTACCCGCTCCAACTTACTTGAAAGGTAAAGATATTGGGGAGAGTCTTCATTGAAGAAGCGATGCAAAAAACAGGCATCAATAGAACAGATTTAGTTGGAGTATGTACATACCTAATTAGAACTAAACAAGCAAGCGGTCAAGGTGACGCAATACGAAGGCTAGAAGATGGCGAGTTTGACGGAGTTGATCTAAAAGAAAAACTAATACAGTATTATCAGAAAGAGTTAGATGAGCCTGAAGTTGTCGATGACGTCGATCAAGAGGAATTACAGGATAGTGTGGCGACTTAATACGCTCGCGAGAGTCAACGGTTAGCTCTCAACCGCGCCTGTGGTGAAATGGTAGACACGCTGGTTTTAGGTACCAGTGCTTTACGGCGTGGGGGTTCAAGTCCCTCCAGGCGCACCAAAATATTTGACATACAGTGAAAAAAGTGTTATATTAATAAAATGTATAGAGTAACAGCATACTTCAAGAATCATAAAGTCACACAATCATTTGTCGACTTGTATGATGCTATAGACTGGCGAGATGTAGCCGATGCACATTACCCTAAGAAAGTAACATTTGAAAAGGAGACTTCCATGAGAGAGTGGATTTATAATTGTTGGAATGTAGTAATGGATCATAACAAGAATCCTCTAAGTGCAATTCCAGACTTTAGCACACGACATATGATTATGCAGGTACTTGCATGGATGTGGTGTATTGTATTTGGTATCATTGTAGGTAGCATGTACATGGGAGTGTTTAGTATGGTACTACACACATTACTGTTAGGTGCTATTGCAATCACAGTAGGTACGTTTGAAACAGCAAAACGTAAGCCTAGTGCTTTTAATTTTGCTAATGGATACACATCATATGGTCGAGGTAGAACATATACTATTTGGCGTGATGAAAAAGGCAATGCTCGTAAGGTTCCTTTAGATCCTAACGATCCAGGTGGCGAACATGAGTAACGCAAGATGTTGGATAGAGTTGCTGTCAAATGTTGGATAGAGTATACAACTACTACACTAGTGTTAGTTAGAGCATGTATAAGCACACTAGTAATACAATAGTGTTAACAGAATAGTTGTAGATTATTATGAAGATTAGTATTAGAAATTATCCCAACAGATGGATAAGCAACGTTCATACACGTTATATGGATCGAAAGTATGGCTATGTGGATTGGCCAGTGTATGGTTCAAGTAAAGGTTTAGGCCCAGGCAAACATCAACCGTTTAAAGAAGCGTTCTTGGAAAAACTGGAAGATATTTTGCAGACTATCTACAACTGCACTATTAATCTATTCCTTGACAGGAGAGTGCAAAAGGTAAAGGTACATATTGATCGTTGGGACACATGGAGTATGGATCATACTCTTGCTCCTATCATCTTACCTATGCTTAAACAGTTGAAAGAAACCAAGCACGGTGCTCCTTATGTTGAAAACGTAGATGTCCCTAAAGAGCTACGCATGAATGTTCATCAAAAATTAGCATATAAGAAAGATGGAACCACTGACGAAAAGTTTTTTGAGCGTTGGGATTGGATCTTAGATGAAATGATCTGGGCGTTCGAACAAAAGTGTCGAGACGACTGGATGTCAGATTACGACTACAACAAATGGGACAGTGAAGGTGCTAATGCACACCAAGAACGTATGACAAACGGGTTTAGATTGTTTGGCAGATATTACGAAAGTCTATGGGATTAACTCAAAACTAATAATTTAAAGGTTGACAACGATAAATAAATGTAGTATAGTATATACATACTAAGAAACAAAGGAATTTTAACATGATCAAGACTAATACAGCATATATTACTTGTTGGCCACCATCCGGGGGTATGTCTTGACGTGACTTTTTAAAAAGTTATTTTAAGTAAGCCCCTAGCAGTTAATTCGGTTAGGGGCTTTTTTTATCGGTGAAGTGTTATGGTAGCACGACAGTCTCCAAAACTGTAAGCCGGGGTTCGACTCCCTGCACCGATGCCACGGAGTATGGCCTAGTTTGGTAAGGCGCTTGGTTTGGGACCAAGAGATCGTAGGTTCGAATCCTACTACTCCGACCAATCACTAAGTGGCAGAGTGGCTATGCAACGGACTGCAACTCCGTGTACGCCGGTTCGATTCCGGCCTTAGTGTCCATTTTCGGTTGACAATTATATCAAATGGTGCTAATATATACACATAATTAATTAATGAGAGGCACACATGAGAACGCAACCACAGGCTATTATACAAAAACTAGAAGCAGACAACAGTCGTCTAGCAAAAGAACAAGTAATCTTAGAAGCAATGGAAGAAGGACTAGATGAGTTCTTTGAAGGTGTTAAAATGGCACTAGATCCACTTGTTACATTTGGTGTTAAACAAGTTCCAGAAGCAGACAGTGAATGGGACGGACAAGGACTAGATTGGAGTAACTTTAAGGTACTGGCTAATCAACTTATCAACCGTGAACTTACAGGACATGCGGCACGTGATGCTATTGCACTTGCAATGAGTGTTGCTACTGCCGAACAGTGGAACGGCTTTTACAGACGCATTTTAATCAAAGACCTACGTTGCGGTGTAAGTGAAAAGACTGTTAACAAAATTGCTAAGAAATTTCCACAATATACAATTCCAACATTTACTTGTGCCTTAGCACACGATTCAGCTAACCATGAAAAGAAAATGGTAGGCAAGAAACAAATTGAAGTTAAATTGGACGGTGTAAGAGTATTAGCTATATGTCGTTCAGGCAAGGTAGAATTGTTTAGTCGTAATGGTAAACAGTTTCATAACTTCCCACACATCATCGAAGAGATTGAATCAGTACTAGAACGAAAGCCTAGTCCATATGATTGTGTACTAGACGGTGAAGTAATGAGCAAAGACTTTCAAGACCTTATGAAGCAAGTACATAGAAAAGACGGCAAGGCCGCAACTGACTCAGTACTACACTTGTTTGACTTTATTCCGTTGAAAGACTTTTTAGAAGGTGGTTGGGATAAACCACAAACATATCGTAGTAACTTAGTCAAGTATTGGGTGCTAGAGAACGAAGACCTTTTAAAGCACGTTACAGCGTGTGAATGGGAAGAGGTAGACCTTAGTACTGAAGAAGGTAATAAACGCTTTGTAGAGCTTAATAAGACGGCTGTAGACGGTGGTTACGAAGGGGTTATGATCAAAGATGTTGATGCACCCTACGAATGTAAACGAACACATGCTTGGCTTAAAGCAAAACCATTTATTGAAATTACACTAAAAGTCGTAGACGTCGAGGAAGGCACTGGACGTAATGCGGGGAGACTAGGTGCCGTAATAGTAGAAGGAGAAGACGATGGATACAATTATCGCCTTAACTGTGGGAGCGGTTTCACTGACTCTCAACGTGATGAGTACTGGACTGAACGTGCTAGTCTCATTGGTCAGCTAATAGAAATTAGAGCAGACGCAAGAACTAAGTCACAAGACAGTGATACGTATAGTTTGCGTTTCCCTCGTTTTAAAACCTTTAGGGGTTTCAAAGCTGGTGAAAAAATTTAAAAGACTTGACATTTTAACTATTCGACTATATAATACATAAAACAGCAGGAGATTTATGTGGCTATTCCAAAAAGAACTAAAAAGAAAACTGTCAGAGGTGCGCCTCGTATTAAAAGAGGAAACAAATTAACTGAGCCTAGTTGGGAAGGTTGGGAAGAATGGACAGGTGAACAATATCATCGTGCTTCTCAAAGTGCTAGAGCATGGTATTACGAAAACTACAAGCCTGTAGATTTGTATCCAGCCGTATGGAAATGGATGGAGCAAAATGATTACACCAAAGAACAACTTAGACAAGCAAAGGCCGCTCCTAGTTTTGAACTAAGCATTACAGCCGGCATTACAGCAAAACTGTTGATGAACGGCATGCCTGACTATAACGAAAAGCATGACAAGTATTGGCAAAGTCTACCTGGAACAATGGGCGATACTGCTCCTGCATCAAAGTTTTTGAAAGCTCGAATTGAACGTGCAATAGAAGCAGGTACTAGCGTAGTTGAAGAAAAGAAAGAAGTTGAAAAAGAAAAAGAAAATGTATATGTTCCTACTATCCAAGAACGTATTCGAGATCAAGCATATCTACAAAGTGAAAAGATTGATGACTGGCTAGAAGGTTGGATAACAGACCCAAAGTCATTCGACCCGAAAGGGTTCAACTTTAAAAATCATTTTAGGGAGCTAAATGTTACACAAGCACATGCCCGCAAACTAAAAACTTTTTATGTAGATGCATTGACAGACTTTGATGAGCTAGAAAGATATCCTACAGCAGGACAACTTAAAAAAATGAGCGAACATGATCAAGATCAGTGGTTACAGCTCAAAGAAGGATACGGACATTTTAAAAAAGCAGATGTAAGAAATTATAGAATTGCAATAAACGAATTAATTATTGCTCTTGATTTTGTTATTGATACTGCAAAAGCAACTCGTAAGCCACGTAAGCCAAAAGTGTACAGTGCAGATAAACTTGTAGCAAAATTAAAATATCTAAAACTAGATGAGAAATTTAAATTAGCAAGTATAAATCCTGCAGATATTGTTGGTGCTAGTGAGCTATGGGTATTCAATAGTAAGACACGTAAACTAGGAAAGTATGTGGCTAAAAATATTGACCCTAAAGGAATGGGTAGAGAAGGTAGTGGTTTAACTGTAAAAGGTACTACAATCCTTGCGTTTGATGAAGCAAAGAGTGTACAAAAGACACTACGTAAACCAGCAGATCAACTCAAAGAATTTAAAGACGCAGGTAAAGTTAAACTACGTACATTCTTAGAGGATATTAAAACTACTGACACAAAACTTAATGGTAGGTGTAATCCTGAAACGATTCTACTTAAGGTAATCTGATAAATACTTGCATGAGCACAAACACAAGTATTAGAGAAGGTTTAGTACGCCTAGATCAAACAATTAAAACACTTGCAAACGCTGAAGTTTCGCTGGATACACCCGGTCGTAACTCTATCAGCGGCAATGCAGTTCACGGTGGAAAACTAACATTATTTAGAAGCACAGGTATAACTGATAATGCAAGTAGACTAGTTTTACTTGTTGCTGATGATGGTATTACTGTTGATGCTGTTGATACTGACACACTTGTAGGCAATACAGTTGCTACAGGTGACTTTACAGTTGACGGAGTACTAACAGCAAATAAAATTGTTACAACAGAATTTATTACAGATCAAAGACACACAGCTAATATAGATTTTGCAACCGAAAATGGTAGCATTGATCTTGTTGGAATTAACTGGAGAAAACCAGGTGAAGACACAAAGTTGTTTGTTTGGCAAGATAGAACAAATAGTTTTTATGCTAGTGATTCAATTAACTTACATAGAGATGCAAGTCTTAAAATTGATAACATTGATGTACTAAGTGCCGGTGCTCTAGGATCTACAGTAACATACAGTGAATTACAAAGCGTTGGTGTTCTTAATAATTTACATACCTCAGGTGATTTTAACTTTGATGAAGGTTGGGTAACTTGGGATAGCGGATTGATGAGATTGTCAATCGGTAATGAGTTACCTAATGGACAACTTAGTGTAAGCAGTAATGAAGCAGAATTTGTAGTTGATCCTTGGTTTGATACAGTTAAGATAGGTACATATACTACTAGTAACTTAGAAATTATTACAGATAATACTACTAGAATTAATGTTGAAAAAACAGGCGACATAAAAGTAACTAGTTCAATTGGAGTTAAAACTGCTCCAAGAGCTGATGCTGACTTAACAATAGCAGGACCAATAAGCATTCAGAACAAAAAGATACAGTATGATGTACAAGCGCCAACAGAAGGTAGTTACATGAAGGGCGACATAACTTATAACACTAATCCAACAGCTGAAGGGTTTGTAGGCTGGATATGTATTGAAAGCGGTCTACCTGGTGTTTGGAAAGCGTTTGGAAGGATTGAAGCATAATGAAACTAGTTAGTTTAGATGCAAATGTATTAACACAGATGAGTGAAGGACTTGTTAATCTAGGTGATGCTGTTGAAACTCTTTTAACACAAATAGGCGACAATCGTCCATTAAACGTAACGTCAGACGGCAAGGTGTGCGTACAAGAAAATTTACATGTAGATGGAAAGATTGCAATTGGTGTAAACAACATACCTAGTGATGTTTCTTTTATGTCAAACGGTGCTATATCATTTGATAATATTAAAATGCAATCGTCAAATATTATTCCAGAAACTGGAACATATAATCAGGGCGATATTGTTTGGAATAACCAAGCAACAATAGGTGGTTATGTTGGATGGGTTTGTATTAGAACTGGTACACCCGGCGAATGGAAACCATTCGGACTAATTGCTACATAAAGCAAACATTTAATAAACCCAAAAATAAATTTAAATACATTGTACTAAAAAGTATATGGAATTTGTTATGAATTCTATTAAGGGAGAAATCACGAATGAATAAAACACAAAAACAGGCAAATATAAACAACATTGAGGCTCAGGTTGAACGCTGGGACCTGTTCGCACGACTAGTGCCAACAGTATTTCTAGTGATCAATCTAATATTAGTAACAACAGGCGTAATAGACTTTGAGCAAGCATTCTGGGTGGGTCTCGGACTGTTTGCTGTAACAGCAGTAACTTGGTGGTTTTGGACTATATACACTATAAGACACTTAGTTAAAACACTCAATAGGGCAAGCAAAAATTTACAAGAAGTACGTTCTGAATTCATTGCGGTAACCAAAGAAGTTAAGGACTTAAAAAATGACGAATAAAAGGTATATAATAGTTAAGGCAATGGCTAATGTAATCAGCGGACTAAGTATGGTGACACTTATAACATTAGGAATAATGTATATGAGTTTTGATAATGCTTTTGTATTCCAAGATGTTAAAATTGAAGTAGTAAATAATCCAATTGAAAAGCATGACGACATAGAGTTTATAATGATAGGTACTAAGAAGCACGAGTGCGCCAGTACACAAGTATATGGCACAGCATATCATAAAGATGGACATACGCATAGATTAGACAAGTTTACAAAACAATACACTCGCAACACACGCCCCGGAGAAGCTATTCCTAATCAATGGAGCATGGCTGTTCCAAACGATATGATTATAGGTGGAGAATATCGTGTTAGTATGACAGGTGTGTTCACTTGTAATCATATGATATTCCAAACAGAAAAAACTCAAACATACGATAATATTTTACTAGTAGTTGACCCACGCTAAATAAATTTATGTTAGTAATTGGCAACGGCGAAAGTCGCAAAGGGATTGACCTTAACAAATACGCCGGTACAAAAATAGGGTGTAATGCAATATGTAGAGATTACAAGGTTGATTATCTTGTAGCCTGTGATAAAAGAATGGTCAAAGAATCTATTGCTAAAAACATTAATCCAATTTACACAAGACAACGATGGAAACTAGCATTTAACCATCCTAGTTTACACTCAGTTCCAGATCTTCCTTACAAAGGTAAACAACGACAAGACGAACCTATTAATTGGGGGAGTGGTCCATACGCAGTATTACTAGGATCACAGTTAAGTAATAGTATATGCTTAATTGGGTTTGACTTGTACAAAGGAAATATATATAGAGCTACTCCTAATTACAATACAAAAGATGTAGATCCTAGTTATTGGATATACCAACTTGCACGAATTTTCGACACTTACAAAGAAAAACAATATACAATACTAAACACAGCTGATTGGAAGTTACCAAAAGACTGGGATTTTCCAAACGTTTCGGTTGACACGCTAGACAATTTATAGTATAATAAGTACATTAACAAAGAGGACTTAGCGTCAACCCTCCTAATTCTGCCGCTATTATATAGGAGAATAATATGGCTTATTATAGCACAAAAACATACGGACACAACATAGGACTTTCAGCAGTCTTTAGACAACCTAACGCAGATCATTCACACTGTCATCTGCTACATGGATACAGTTTGCAATTTAAATTTACTTTTGGATGTGCAAAACTAGATAATAAAAATTGGGCAGTAGACTTTGGCGGCTTGAAACAAGTTAAAGCATGGCTTGAAGATAGTTTTGATCACAAGACTTGTGTAGACATTAACGACCCACACAAACAAGACTTTTATGATCTACAAGAAAAAGGATTGTGTGAAGTAAGAGAGTTTGACGGTGTTGGTGCAGAGAAGTTTGCAGAACACGCATTTAATTTTGCAGACAAATTGATTAGAGAAGCAACTGACGATCGTTGTTGGGTTGAATCTGTCGAGTGTGCTGAGCATGGAGCAAATAGTGCAATCTATACTCCATTCGAATCACAGAAGATTAGATTTAATGGCTAAGATTGATAAACGACAATACACAAAAGAACAGTGGAAAGTAATTCGCGAACAGCGTAGGCAAGATAAAGAACTTGCCAAACTTGCAAAATCGCAACCTAAACCTACAGTTGATGAAAGTGAAGCCTTTGCTATTGCAAAAGGCGAAACAGAAAACTATGTTGTTTGTTTAAAGCACGGAAAGAAGTACGGACCTGAATACGTAAACACGTTAGCAAGAATGGTAAAACGTAATCTTACCATACCGTACACATTTGTTTGTTTTACAGAAGACACTACTGGTATTGACAAATCAATTGTTACATATCCTTTACCTGCACTTAGCGAAGCACATGGTTGGTGGTATAAGCCGATGTTCTTTAATAAAAATCTTCCAGTTAAAGGAAACATATTGTATATGGATTTAGACGTTATAGTCTTTAGAAACATAGACAAACTGTTTACATTTAATCCAGAAAAGTTTTGCATCATAAGAGACTTTAATAGGTCGTTACGGTCTGACTGGAAGAAGATGAACAGTAGTGTGTTCCGTTATCAAACAGGTACTATGCATTATCTATACGACGAGTTTGCTAGACATCCTAAACATTATATACATAGAATGCATGGTGACCAAGATTATATACACGATCAAACCAAACGAGATGATTTTGTTTGGTGGCCAGATGAATGGATACAAAGTTATAAATGGGAAATGCGAGATCGAAGAGATCTTATTAGGATAGACGGTAAACGAAACTTTAAAGAAGATAAGCCACCTATAATCAAAGACCAGACTGCTATTGCTGTATTCCATGGTGAACCACATCCTCACGATTGTAATGATTCATGGGTTACAAAGAATTGGGTTTAATTACTATTGACAAACTTAACAAAAGGCACTATAATAACACTATGAATGATATAAAACGTATAGGCTTCGCATGTAAGTACATGCACCCAGATCAAACGCAGAAGAAGAAACTACTAGAAGAAATTCAGCGACCGCTAAATACTCGTAGCACAACAGTACAGTGGCTTAACAGACAGACACGTGATGTTGCTGAAGAACGCTTGTGGGACATTATGGTCCATAACATTGCGTCATACAAAAGGTTGATTGAATATGTGGGATCTCTTCCAACTGAATTACGGATGGTACGATTGGGTTCTGATGTACTTCCTGTTTATACCCAGCGTGATTGGTGCTATTATTGGAAGCGTCCTGACGTTGTTGCCTACGCAGAACGAGAGTTCGCAAAAGTCGGAGAAACGGCAAGAGCCCTCGATGTCCGACTATCGATGCACCCAGGCCAATTTACTGTACTTGCGAGCGACAACCCCGAAATTGTAGATAGGAGCGTAGAAGAATTTGAATATCACACCGATGTCATCAGGTGGATGGGCTATGGACGCTCATTCCAAGACTTTAAATGCAACGTCCATATATCCGGTAGGCAAGGTCCAGCCGGTATCAAACACGCAGTTAACACAAGATTATCTCAAGAAGCGAGAAACTCTATTACGATCGAAAACGACGAAAACAAATGGGGCATCCAAGACAGCCTCGAACTTGTCGACACCTGTGCTCTCGTACTTGACATACACCATCACTGGTGCCGCGAAGGTGAATATATACATCCCACCGACGATAGATTTGCTCGTGTAATAGATTCATGGCGAGGCGTACGACCTGTAATACATTATTCATACAGTAGAGACGAAGCACTACCCGAAGGCTTTGCACACGATACAATGCCCGACTTTCCAGCACTACTAGAAGCAGGACATAAGAAAGGCAAACTAAGAGCACACAGTGATTACTATCCAAACAATGCTGTTAACGACTATGCATTGTCATTTTTGCCGTATGCAGACATTATGTGTGAATCCAAATGTAAGAACCTAGCCAGTATCGCTCTACATAAATACAATACGGAGAAACATAATGAGTTATTTAAACAAAATGTACGGCAGAAAAGCACCGAGCCCGAGCCAGTCATCATCTGATAAAAATCCTAATAGGGTTACAGGTGGACTAAAAGGACAAGGTGTTGATCATTTAACAATGTTGGGAGAAGATGGTGCTCAACAGCAAATACCAACCCTGCGTTATGTACAAAGTTTAGAAGAACAACTCCGTAAGCAAAGATCAGCTATTAGCGTACTAGAACGTAAATTGTCTAGACACGACAGTAGTATCACAAATTTGCAGAATAGAGGGAAATAATTATGAGAACTTGGATTAAATCAAGAATGAAAGAGCGTACATCTTGGGATGGCGCGGCTTTGATAGCATTAGGACTAATGGTATTATTTTTAGCACCATTAGCTAAAATTGCGGCTGGACTTGCTATTGCATACGGCGCATGGACTATCTGGAAGAAAGACTAAAATTTACCAATAGGCAGATTACTTGACGCAGGCAAGTTCCATACTTGCTTGCGTTCTACACCTTTGCGTTGTGCAAAAACTTTACTATCACAATTTCCACATACATGAAAATAGTTGTTGCTTAAACGTTTAGGATCCATACTGCCCCTTGCACGTTCAAAATGTGCATCACAATTATCACATATAAACACACACATAGTTAATTGACGTTTATAAGCATGTTCTTTACCTGTCTTACTAGTACGTACATGTCGCTTCGATATGGAATATTCTTTTAAAAACATAACTATATTTACATTAAGATTATAAAATCATACGATAAATACATTTGTTATAAGGAAAAACCATGGGTATACTTGCATTAACTGACAACGCTAAAGAAAAAATCAACGAATTATGTGAAAAAGACGGTATAGACGCTGTAACTTTAAACATGAAGGGCGGAGGCTGTGCTGGTTTTGAATATACATGGGGTACATCGACTAACGATGATTTAGAAAAAGACGACGAAATTATAGAGACTAGTAACGGTAAACTTGCAGTAGGCCAAGCAAGTATAATGTTTTTAATTGGAACGACAATTGATTACAAAAAAGAAGTGTTTGGTTCAATGTTTGACATACAAAATCCTAACGCACAAAGCTCATGTGGATGTGGAGTTAGTGTAAATTTTGATATGGACAAATTAGAGATACCTAGTTAACGGAGCAATAGAATGGCAAGACAAGATATTTACTTAGGTGTTGAAGGTAATGACGGTACTGGTGACAGTATTAGAGAAGCCTTTAGAAAAGCAAATGGTAACTTTACAGAGTTATATGCAGTATTTGGACAGGGCGGAAGTATTACTTTCAAAGCGTTAAGTGACACACCAGATGCATTAACACCAAGCCCTCCAGGAGCGGCTTTTATTTTAGGTACTAACCAATTAGGTACAGAAATTATTGAACGCCAGTTACAAGCTGGTACAGGTATTACTGTTGACAGTACACAAGAAGGTAGAATTGTTATTAATAACGTAGGTGCTAATGTTAGTGCTGACACAGCTCCAGTGTTAGGTGGACATCTAAGTGGCAACGTTGTTTATGGAATTGGGCAAATTGCAACTGATAGTACAGCAGTAAGTCAGTTTAATACTACACATGGTACACAAATTACACAAGACGACCTTGTCATTGATAAAAAGTTTAGTGATCAACATTATGGTGTTAACGGTCTTTTTGAAGATAGAGCAGATTTTGTAAGAGCTGAACCCACTGATGGATCCGAATACACAAAAACAATTACTGAATATAGATCAGGTAACATAGAAGTTATCGGTCACGGCTTAAACAGTGGTGCTAATGGAAGTCCGTTCCAATACAAAGCAACAGACACTGTACCTACTAATTTAATAGCCGATACAATTTATTATATACGTGTTGTAAATGAAAACTTTGTAAGTTTACATACTTCAAAAGCCGAAGCACAAAACAATGACAATACAACACGAGTCAAAGTTAATATTAATAACGGTGATACTGTTGTTCCAGTAGGAACAGATACTATAGTTGATAACGAATATGATAGTACGTTATTAGGCTTTTGGAAAAATAATGAATCATTGCCAAGAGAAAGTATTGTAAGACGTCAAGGCGACAGAATGACAGGTGCATTATTCTTGCATGATCATCCAGGTGACTTAGCAGGAACAAACACAGGTATTACTGAAGACTTACAAGCCGCAACAAAATTTTATGTAGACAATACAAGTTTTGCAAGTAACGTAGATTTATATGTTAGTACAAGTGGCGACGATGCACAAACTAATTCACCAGTTGGTAAAGAAGGCAGAAGTTTAAATTATGCATTTAAAACTGTTGGCGCGGCCGCACAAAAAGCACAAACAATTATTGAAGCAAGTCCGTTAGAGCCAGGTGCATACATACAAACTATTACCTACGATCAAGGTGAAGGCATATCAATTACAAATGCTGTAGGTGTAACTACTCCATATGCAGATGCACAGCCTGCTATTGATATTATTACAAAAAATAAAAAGTTTATTGCTAAAGAAGTTTTAGCATTTATTAATACAACATATCCTAATTTAGAATATGCAGATACAAATGTAGTTAATCCTATTGCAGAAGCAATGCTACATGAGAACAAAGATTTTATTGGTACAGAAACTGTTGCATGGATCGACGATCAAATAGCAAATGCTGGCGGATCAGGTATTTGGAATTCATTTGTATATAACAGTGCAAAATGTAAAAGAGACACAATTAAAATTGTTGATGCTATGGTACATGACATTGGACGTGGTGGTAATATAGAAACACGTAGAATGGCTAAGTCATATTGGTCTAATAACGCTAATAGAGTTTTTGGACAAGTACAACAAACAGTAGCGGCTCTTAACCAAACAAGAGATTTAATCTTAAACAATATTTTAGCAGGTGTAGCGTATACACCTTTGCAAGATCCTATTGTTGATACACAAAGAATATTTACAGAAACAGTTGAAGCAAACTTAACTGCAAGAGTTACAACACTATTTGCTATTATTACAGATGTTATTACAAATGGTTTAAATGATTTGCCAGCACCTGTTCAACCTACAAAGTCTGGTAACACTTGTGAAAGAGATGTTGAATCAATTGTTAACGGATTATTAATTGATATCGGTAACGGTGTTAATGTTAACTTCCATGCTATTCAGTCAGGTGTTAGATACTACGGAAGTCCAAGTAGTGCTAAAGCAAGAATTTCGCAAGGTACTCAAACTATTGCGGCAATTAATCAAATTAATACAATTATTGCACAAGTAGTTTTACAGAATAACTACACAGCATTACAAACATTGATGCAACAAAAATTAGATGCAGGCATTGCACAACCTTCACTTACTGTTAGAAATAGTATCAGTGCTAAGTTTGACATCATTACAACTATTATACAAAACGGTCCTGCAAGTAAACCAGGACTTGTTGAAGGTAGTACATACACTATTGACTTTTCAAATGGTAGTGAAGATAGTGTTGACCAAGGTGTTAACACCAATGTTGATATTCTTCCAGGAAAAGTTATACGCGGTAAAAGCTCAGGAGCAATTGGTAGAATTGTAAAATATTCAAGCGGTGACAGTTTAGGTGGTACAGCATACGATAGAGTTGAAGTTGTATTACAAGAAGCAAAAGTATTTGAACTAGGTGAAGAACTAGAATACGGTAACTTTACACGTACCAAACAAATTGTTATCAATGTTGAAACAGGTATTTACTACGAAGACTATCCGTTAAAGGTTCCTGCAAACGTTAGTATTAAAGGCTCAGACTTTAGACGTTGTATTATACGTCCAGCAGATAGAATTTCGCAGTCGCCTTGGATTAACACATATTTCTATAGAGACAAGTTAATTGATAACTTAGCAGTTACAGCAAGAATAGGTGCAGACCTTGCTACTGCTCAAACTATTAGTTTCTCAGGTGAAAACGATATTGGTGGATTAATAACAGTTACTCCAGCTGATAACATTTCTCCTACATCATGGGCAGGCGCATGGTTCTATACTGACAACGGAGCAGTTGGCTTAATTGAACAAAGTGATGTTGGTAGTACTAGTTTCACTGTAAGACTAACAGTAAACAGATTACCTAACCTAAGTGATATTGCTTCAGGCGCATGGCATATTAAACAAACTGCTAACTACGGTTATCATTACAGACAAGATCCAACTGACATAACATCAACACCATTGAATAATAAAGAAATTGATGTATTCTTAATGAATGATGCTACAAGATTAGCAAATATGACATTCCAAGGTCACGGTGGATTTGCACAGGTACTTGATCCAGATGGACAAATTCTAATTAAATCACCTTACATGCAAGTCTGTGGTTCATTCTCACAGAGTGTAAACGAACAAGCGTTCAGAGGTGGTATGTATATTGATGCATTCTCAGGAAACTTAGAAATGCAAATTGATAGCAAAACTGATAACTTTACACTGAATGTAAGTTCGGCAGTTGGTAAAGGTTTAAGAATTAGAAAACCTGAAACTCCAGCGCCATTCTTTATTAGCGGTAAGCGTTACCAAATTGATGCTGTAACAAATTATGATGCAGAAGCAGGTACAGCAACACTTCTTCTAAATAGTTTAAGTAATGAAGGTGCAGGGTTTGATACAGCAATAGCTTCTCCAATTGACATCTTTACACAAACAGCTGGTAACAGAAGTATGTTAGCAAACGACTATACACAAGTTAACGACTTAGGTTATGGACTATTTGTAAACAATGGTGCGTTGTCAGAGCAAGTTTCAACATTTACATATTACAACCATACAGCGTTTATGTGTAACAACGGTAGTATTATTAGAGCGTTGAACTGTTCTAACTCAAATGGTAACTATGGATTAGTATCAGCAGGGTCAGATCCAAACGAAGAAGTTGATATAGTCACAACACTACGTCCTATGACACAGCCAGTTGAAGGATTTACAGATGCAACATATACGATGCCAGTAGGTGCTACAAGTGTATATGTTACTGACTGTGATTATCCTCCATACAATAATTCATTACTAGATGTTGACGATGGTACATCAAATGTTCAATATGAAATAACCAACGTTAGCGTAGTCGATGGTGTTACAGCAACAGGAACAAAAGGTTCAAACTTACCAGTTTATAGATTAACAATAGGTGGTGACGAAGGACTAGCGGCAGTAATTAACAATGGCGATATTTTAGCAATAAGACAAAATAAAAACTTCTTGTTTGATAGTGTTGAGCCAGCAACTACAATTAGACCATCAACTGCTATTATCTTTGATGAACAGCCAACACAAGTTTACAGAACAATTAGTTATAACAACCAAGACAGTGACAATGCGGCACTTCCATCAGATCAATCACAAATTGTTTTTGATAGTGGATTTGATTATTTAAATTTATTACTAGACAATACATATGCAAGCGACTCAACATATGCAGGTGCAGGAACTACAATGGGTGCTACAGCAGGAGATAGAGTACTTGCTATAACTAGAATTTCAAGCACTATTGATATTGATAGAATTAATAATGCAGATATGATCTTTACACATGATGGTAAAACTTTTAGAGTTTCAAACTATACTCCAAGAGTTGATGCAGGAAACGGTGACTACGAATATGCAACTGTTGTTATTAACGATGTTTCAGGTACAGATATTAACAGTCCGGCAACTAGTGCAGGATTAGTTTCAAGTATTAAATTTGGTGGTGGAACTCCACAACAGCGTACTATACCATTATCATTACCTGCAGGTGAAAACGCAACAATTACAATTAGTATTTCAACACTAAGAGCTAACGGACATGACTTTAACGATATTGGATCAGGCGGATTTAATGAATCAAACTATCCAGGTGTTATTTATGGACCGCCTACTAAGACACCTTCACAAGCCGCTGAGGTTGACGAACGTGGCAAAGGTAGAGTGTTCTGGGTAAGTACAGACCAAGATGGATTCTTTAGAGTTGGTAAGTACTTTGAAGTTGATCAAGGTACAGGTACAGTTACTTTCGCGGCAAGTATTGCTATTAGTAACTTAGACGGATTAGGATTTAGACGTGGTGTAAGAATTAGTGAGTTCTCAAACGATGACTTATTAAGTGATGCAGATCCACAGGCAGTACCTACAGAATTTGCAGTAGATGAATTTATTAACAGAAGGTTGCATTTCCAAAGAGACGGAACTGTTGTTGGTCTTAATAGACAATTAGGCCCGGGTGTACTTGCTAGAGATGGTTCAACATCGCTGACTGGAAACCTTAATGCGGGTAGTAATCAAATTGCTAACTTGGCAGATCCAAGAAGTGATCAGCCACAAGATGCAACAACAAAAAGTTATGTTGACGGTAGAACACCTTTTGGTACAGAAGCAATTGGTGCAGACATTGGTAATAGAGCAACTAATGATTTATTAATATACGACGGCACTACATACGACAATGCAACTCCAGCAGGTGATATAACTATCAGCGTAGCTAATAATATTGCAACATTTGGAATTACTCCAGGAGCAATTGAAGATAGTGACATTGCCGCTAACGCTATAATTGCACAAAGTAAATTATTACTTAATGCCGCAACTACTAGATTAAATGCAACAGGTATTACACAAAATGATTTAGGTGTTGCTTCGTTTAATAGCTTACAATTTGAAGATTCAAACGGATGGATCTATATTAAGAATGCCGGACTACAATTTGAATTATTCCCTGATATTCCTCAAAACTATGTTATTGGTAGAACATCAGCAGGCGCTGGTCAACCAGATGCAGTTACATTCGCTGACGTTGTTAACACTGGTGGTACATTTAGTACAACAGGACAAGCAGATAGTATTGTAAAAACAAAATCAGATGGTGGCATAGACGGACAAAGTTTATATATTGATAACTATAAAATTATTGACCAAACAGCAAACACTCTTAATGTAACTACACCGGGTGGTGCAAGTATATTTGATAGTGTTGGTACAATACCTAGTAATACAACAACAACTTTTGCAGGTAGCGTTGATATTGGTAGTGTAGGAGTTGCTCCAAGTACACACCAAAAGAACTCAAGTTACGGTAGTAATACAGATAGTACACTTAACCAATCAAGACTTGGCGTTGACTGGATCTACAGTAGCTTTATTGAAGCACCAGGTGAAAAAGATGCCAGCGGTACAGGTATAGCAATCGGCGCAGGTACAGGATTTAGTGACGCAGGTGAAGTTGCAATAATTGCAAATGATAACCAGCCAGCTATAACATTCCAACAAACTAAGTTTATACCTTATACAAACGGAACATATGATATTGGTTCTGGTACAAACGCTTTTGGCACAATTTATGGTACTGCTACATCTGCACAGTATGCTGACTTGGCTGAGAATTATCTAGCTGATGCAAAATATGAATTTGGTACAGTGGTTGTGTTTGGCGGCGAACAAGAAATTACAATTACTAATGAAAAAGGTAATACAAGAGTAGCAGGTATTGTTTCAGAAAATCCAGCACACTTAATGAATAGTGCATTAGATGGCGAACACGTTGTTCCATTAGCATTACAAGGTAGAGTTCCATGTAAAGTAATTGGTATGGTACGTAAAGGCGACATGCTTGTAACAAGTGCTATAGAAGGTTATGCTATTGTTAATAATAGTCCAGGTATAGGACAAGTTATAGGTAAAGCAGTTGGATCTAAAACAGATGACGGCAAGGGCTTAGTTGAAGTCGTTGTAGGGAGAGTATAATGACACAACAGTTAATTAATATAGGTTCAAGTGCTAACAAAGGTGACGGTGATGCAATTAGAACAGCATTTGATAAAGTAAATGACAACTTTACAGAATTATATCTTGCTGTTGTAGATAACGATAATGCTATTACAGTACAAAGTGTTAAAGGTGATGTTATTGGACAAGACAGTACTGTTATTGTAAATGCATCTACAAATACTTTTAACGGCGATTTAACCGGTAGTGTGTTTGCAGACGATAGTACGTTACTTGTTGATGCTGTTAATTCTACTATATCGTGGGCAGTATTAAACGGTACACCAACTACACTAGCAGGTTACGGAATTACAGATGCGGCAACATCTGCACAAGGTGCATTGGCGGCAACTGCATTACAAGCAGAAACAATTACACTCGCAACACTAAAAACAGAAGTAGCGGCAAGTGCCGACTTTGCAGACTTCCAAACAAGAATAGCGGCGTTATAAGGATAAAGATATGGCAAATAGATTTCCACTAATAATTGATACAGATGATGGCAATAAATTAAAAGAGTTACCGATAGGTGATAATTTAAATTTAGCAGGAAGCGGAATAGTAAACGCAGGATCGATAGCCGCTACAGGATTAACTATAGCAGGTGTAGCATATAGTCCGTTCAGCGGAAGTTATGCAGACTTAACAAACAAGCCGGCAGTAGTTGCACAAACAACTGACGAGTTACCAGAAGGCAGTACTAATTTATATCACACAGCTGAAAGAGTACAAGACATTGTTGCCGCAATGCTAACCGAAGGTACCGGGATAGATTTAACATATAACGATGCCGCAGGAACACTAACTGTTATAAACACAGGCGGTGGCGGAGGCGCGGCTGGAGAAATTGAAGATTTAAGTGATGTTATTTTAACAACTCCAAGTGCAAACCAAACATTAAAATTTGACGGTGTGCAACAAGCATTTGTAAACAGTTACATTAATTACAATGAAGTAATAGGTACACCTAGTTTAGCAAGTGTTGCAACTACAGGTAGTTATGTAAACTTAACTGATAAACCAACTATTCCAAACGACATAGATGATTTAGCAGATGTAGATACATCAAGCACACCACCAACAGCAGGACAAGTATTAAAATGGAATGGCTCAAACTGGGCGCCTGCCGCAGATATTGCAGAAGGTGGTGGTGGATTAGATGCATCAACACTTGGCGGATTTGCTGGAAGTTATTATTTAGACTATAACAACTTTTCAAACACTCCGAATACTTTTGACGGTGCATGGAGTTCATTAACTGGAACACCAACTACATTAGCTGGTTACGGAATTACAGACGCACTGGGTAGATTAGGTAATCAAAATATTACAGGTAGCCTTACTGTTTCAAACGATGGTGGAATAATTCTAGGTGCAGACAGCGACTTTACAATAAGCACAACAGCTACAGCAGTTGACATGAGTATTAATACTGTTGGGCATGATTTATATATAAAAACAAAACCAGTAAGTACTGCGGTAACTGCATTATTTGTAGATACTAGTGCAGGTAGAATAGGTTTATGGAACACTACTCCATTATATAATTTAGATGTTACTGGAACATTCAAAGCAGATACGCTTTATGGTAACGGAAGTAACTTAACAAGTATTAGTTTAGATCAAGTTATTACAGGAGGTAGTTCAACTACACAACCATTTAGTACAGGTGTGCTAACAGGTGCAACTGCAAACTCAGTAGACTTAGGGTCTGTTGCCAATAAGTGGAATAATGTTTATGCAAATAATTTCTACGGTGACGGTAGTAACTTAACCGGTATTACAGCATCAGCTTCATGGGCGGCACTTACAGGCAAGCCGACTACAATATCAGGATTTGGAATTACTGATGCATATGCAAACGCAGATGTAGACACACATTTAAATCAAAGCAATCCTACTGATGGTTACGTACTAAGTTGGACTAGTGGAGATTACGCTTGGGTAGCACAAGGCGGCGGAGACTCAATCGGTAACTTTACATTAAGTTCTAGTATTATTGACACAGACGATTCAAGCGGTATTACAATTACTCCAGCAGTAACAATGAGCAGTGATCTTGATGTTGAAAATAATCTTACTGTTGACAATGACTTAACCGTAACAGGAACAATTACAGCATCTAATATTGTTAGCACAGGTGCAGGAGTACCTACAATAGAAAGTGCTTCAAGTATAAACCTAAGTGCAACAGATAGAGTTGTCATTAATAAGAGTCCATTGACCATGGCAAGTTTCACTACTACTGAACGTAATGCTCTTACAGCAGTTAACGGAGATACAATTTATAACACTACAACTAATAAGTTTCAAGGATATGCTAACGGTGCGTGGGTAGACTTACATTAAGGAGTTAACATGAGTGAAGTAGAATATGTAGTTACTCTTAAAAAAGGTGTAGACTACGAAGCATTTAATCAGGAAATGATTGAAGAAACTGGTGCTGGTAACATACCAAACAGATCAACCACAGTAGCAAACGCAAGACCAGGTTCACAACGTAATACACATTACTTGCTTACAGAAGCTGAAGCTGATGCACTTAAAAGTGATAGCAGAGTTCTTGATGTTGCTATTCCACCCGAACAAGATGATAGTTTAGAAATAGGAATACAAGCTAGAGTTACAGGAACTTTTTATAAAGGAACTAGTGAACTTAGCACACAAGTTATAGACTGGGGTAAAAGACGTCATAGTATAACCACAGAAGATACAACATGGTCTACATCATTAGTAGGCAGTTACGATTATGCCTTAGATGGTGAAGGAGTAGATGTTGTAATACAAGATAGTGGACTACAAGTTGACCATCCAGAGTTTGCTATTGATGATCTTGATGTTGATTACAGAAATGGCTCAATTATTAATGTTAACGGTAATGGCAGTGATTTCTTCAAACGTGAAGTTACAACCAACGGTGTAAGAATAATGGGTGCTGGCGGAGTAGGTGGACAAACAGCAGTTCCAGATGCGTGGCTAGAAAAAGTAGCACGTATGTTTGAACTGTTCTTAGATCCAAATGCCGCGGGTATTAATAAAACATACCAGAGGATGATGATTAAAACACTACGTGGTGACACAGGGACTTATCACGCTGGATTGCCAACACTACAACGAGTAGCAAGAGGAGCCGGTGGAGACTATAGCACAAACTTCTTAACAGATGCTGGTATTACTTTTTGGAATCTATCACCACTATTTGATAGCCATGTAGCAAACGATATGGTTTGGTATTTGAACTCAACTGGTGATGGTTATGGCGACGGCGACATAGACGCACAAGAAGTTATTGAACACGTATTACACACTCTACACATGCACGGTTTACCTGCAGATGATATAAAATTATATAGTTTCTTAGCCGCTGATTGGCAGTCAGGTGATTTGTATGCGGCAATGGAAGAAGCATATGATGCAGGCAAATGGGATTCATCAGGATATGGCGGAAATGCTTGGAAGACTGATGCAGATGCATTTGAAGTAGCGGCAAAAGAATACTTGTATCTACTAAACTTTTGTATGTTTGAATATACAAGTTTATGGGAAGGCGGAAGTCTTGCTCCAGAGTGGACAGACGATATGCGTACTAAAGCAGGTATTCTAGCAAACAATCCATTAGGTTATGCTTTCCACAACACATACATTGCTCCAGTTATTAGTAAGCCACCGCTTGCTACTATTAGAAGCATATTCCAAGACGGCAATACACCAGCACAAGACAATCCAGCAATAGCAGGTGGTTCAGGATATGTTGCAGATACAGGATATAGAGTACATCAAATAAATTGGGCCGAAGCAAGTGGATTAAGTTTTGCACAGAGTGTAAATCATTACAGAGATACAGACGGTCACGGTACACACGTTGCTGGCACTGCGGCTGGTAAACACTTTGGTTGGGCAAAAAATTCAAGAGTATATAGTGTCAAAGTTGCAGGCCTAGAAGGCTCAGGTGACAGTGGTACAGGTATTAGTATTAGTAATTGTTTTGATGTTATAAAATTATGGCACAGGAATAAACCAATTGATCCTGTAACAGGACGTAAACGTCCAACTATAGTAAACATGAGTTGGGGCTACAGTACAGGATATGGAACAGCAACTTCAATTGAGTACAGAGGAACTACCTATAGTAGTAGTAATGATCCAAGTTTTGCAACTAGATCACACCTAAGAGATACCTACGGATTGTATCCATACTTTTCTAATGGATCTTATAGAGTTCCTGTAAGAGTTACAAGTGTAGATACAGACGTACAAGAACTTATAGACGAAGGCGTACATGTATGTATTGCCGCAGGTAACAATAGTTTTAAAGTAGATGTAGATGGCGGTGATGACTATGGTAATATTGTAGTGTATAGTGGCGGCAGTCGTTTTTACCACAGAGGTAGTTCACCATATAGTACAGAAGCATTTATGGTAGGAAGTTTGCTTGCACAAAATTCAACAGCAGATAACAAAGTTGGATTTAGTACAACAGGGCCGGGTGTAGATATCTATGCCGCTGGTGACGAGATTACAAGTTGTACAAGCACAACTAACAAATTTACTGATGCCGCATATTACGGTGGTGGCGGTTTTAGACAATGTAACATTCAAGGCACTAGTATGGCTAGTCCACAGATGTGCGGTATTGGAGCATTATACTTGCAAGCCAATCCTATGCTGACTCCAGCACAGTTAAAGACTATGGTACATAATGATAGTGTAGAAACAATGCAAGCAGGATCACTTACAGGATATGGCGATACAAATGACGCTATGGGCGGGCCTAGACGTGTAGCTGTACAAAGATATAATAAATTAAATTCTAGTACAAGCACAATATCAGGTAAATACAGTATCAGGAGTTAAAGATGGCAATAAAAACAATTAACATAGGAACTGTTGCAAACGACGGTAGCGGAGATGATCTAAGAGAAGCGTTTACTAAAGCAAATAGTAACTTTTCAGAATTAGACAATCGCATAGTCGAAGCAACAACTGCTAGTAACTTAGGTAGTTCAGGTGAAGGTATATTTGCACAAAGAGTTAATGCTGACTTACAATTTAAAAAAATAATTGCAGGATCAGGAACTACATTAGTTGCAACTGCAAATGGTATTACAATAAGCTCAACTGCAACAGGATTAAATGGAATAAGTGTTATTGCTGATACAGGTAATAGTACACTTGATCAATCTAATTCTGCACTTACTATAGCAGGCGGTTCAAACGTAACAACAACTGTCACAGATAATAGTGTTACTATAGCAAGTCAAACAGTATTACAATCAGACTCAAATCCACGCTTAGGTAATAACTTAGACACAAACGGATTTAATATTACAGGTTCCGGGGATGTACGAACTACAGTGTTCGGTGTAGACATGCGTGAAGTTGATGGCATACAAAGTTTTGTTAAAGGTTTTGATTTTGGTGATATTAACAAAGTAGCAACAAATTTTATTGAATTTATTGAAGCAACAACCGATGTTGACTTTGGAACTTATGTAAGCCCGAATCAACTAAATGTAGACTTAGGTGATATTTAATGGAACTATGGACAGTAGCAACAGGATATAATCTTGGGACTTTTCAAGAAGGCACAACCCAATCAATTCCCTTGCCTGTTCAAAACGCTCCTACACTAACACTAATAAGTGGTAAACTTCCTGCAGGATTAAGAATAGAAAATAATAGATTAGAAGGAACTCCTTTTGAAGTTGCTAGAAGTATAACTAGCACATTTTGTATTAGAGCTACAAGTGGCATCTTTAAACAAGATAGAACATTTAATCTAACAATCGATGGCATGGATGCTCCAACTTGGGTAACACCTGAAGGTGCTTTAGGTATGGGACCAAACACCAAAGCATATGTATTAGATAGTAGTATTGTAGATTTTCAATTAGAAGTATTAGATCCTGATCTTAAAGCAGGTGAAAATTTAGAATATTGGATTGCAAGCGAAGATGGAGAATTGCCTCCGGGATTAAGATTAACAACCGATGGTAAGATTGTTGGAGCAGTTGAACCTATACTTGCATTACAGAATCGTGCAAACACAGGATATTTTGACACAAATACATATGGAGAATTTCCTTTCGACTTTGGAGTTAAAAGCTCTAATGGTTTTGATAGTTATTTCTTTGATACAACATTTTATGATTTTAACACACCGACACGTAGTCCAAAAAAATTAAATCGCTATTATGAGTTCATAGTAAGTGTTAGCGACGGAACAACAGTTTCCAAACGTAAGTTTCAATTATACCTTGTAGGTGATGACTTCTTACGTACAGACAACACAATTATGCAAGTTGCTTCAGGATTGTTTACAGCAGATAATACAAACCTAAGAAAGCCAGTATGGTTAACTCCGGGTGATTTAGGATTTAGACGTGCAGACAACTATGTAACATTATTTTTAGATACATATGATCCGGCTAGTACAACAGGTGTAATCAGTTATATATTAAAACAAACTAATGACGATGGTAGTGAAAGTACATTGCCTCCTGGACTTGCACTTGATTCTAGAACAGGTGAAATTGCAGGACGAGTTCCTTACCAACCTGCAATAACAAGAGAATATAAATTTACAATCAGTGCTATTAGGCAGATTGCAGATATTGATTATGAAGAAACACAATTTGATTTATACGAAGATGCTCCGGTACTAGGCGGAACAAAGTTTGTAAAAATTACAAAAGTTATTAATTTAGATACGTTGTTAAGTCTACCAAGACTTAGTACAAAAAGTCAAACGTATGCAAACATTTTAACTGGCACACAAAGTAACGATTTTGATACTGTAGAATTGACTGAGCCTTTAAAAAGTTCAACTTATTTTTTAGCAACAGCAGATAACCTTACAGGTGCAGGACGTATTAAAGTTTATAATCCTACTACAACTGATATTTCGGGTGTATACTATGACGGTGCAACATCACATAAGTTTGAAGGATTAGAAGTTGAAACTATTGACGGAGTTGATTACGGTATTATTAATATCGACGGCACACTAGCACAAGACATTACAGAATATACAAAAATTTATTATGGTACAGTAATACCAAGAGGTACAACATTCTTTGTACAAACTACTAATAGTGAAGCAGATACTGTAGAAAGTGAAAAAACATTTACTGTAAAACTATTAGGTGAAGTTGAAAGTACTATTTCATGGCTAACTGCTGAAAATCTTGGAACACTAAGAGCAAATTTTATTAGTACATTAGGTGTAAAAGCAAGTACAAACGTGCCTGATGGAAAATTATTTTATACATTAGTAAGTGGCAAACTACCTCCTGGATTAAGTTTAGCTATTGACGGAGAAATAGTAGGTAAAATTACACAGTTTGGTACTGTTGAAAATCTTGGATTAACAGTATTTGATAATAAAACAACAACATTTGATGGTTCTGAAACTACTATTGATAGAAAATATACATTTACTATACGAGCCCAAGACCAATTTGGATTTAGTGCTATTGAAAGACAATTTACTTTAAGTACAATTGATCCTGATGATACATTGTACAGTAATTTAAGTATGCGTCCGTTGATGAAAGAACAAAATAAAAATTTATTCAATCAGTTTATATCTAATCCAAACATCTTTACTCCAGCAAGTATTTACAGACCTAATGATTCACAGTTTGGATTACAAACTAATTTAAAAATGTTAGCATATGCAGGCATTGAAACTAAAGAAATAGAAACCTATATAGGCGCGGCAGGATTAAATCACAAAAGAAAACGATTTAGATTTGGTTCTGTAAAAACTGCAAAAGCAACTGCACGTGGCAGTAATGATATAGTATACGAAGTAGTTTATGTAGAGATAATTGATCCAGCAGAACCTACAATCGGAAGATCTAAAAATAAAATTAAGATATCAAATAATCAAAGTATAACAGTCGACAGTGTTAATGTCGAAGAAAAAGATGATAATAGCGGCATTGGTACAGGACGATCTGGATTAGAAATATTAGGTAGGGGTGCAACTCTTAGTGTTCCATCTGTAGACGACTCGTTGATCATTGTTACTAGAGAAGGTGAACAATTTGTAACAACAACTGGATCTGTAGTTGTGTTTAGTAATGACGGCAGTACACAGTTTAATAGTAATTCAATTTTGCCAGGAGACCCTGCAGAACCTTATAGATTTAGACCCAATACAAATACTATTAAAGCAGATACACAAGGTGTTAATGCAAGTCAGTCAAAAGACCAATTTAGATATCTTACAAATATTACAAATATGCGTAACAGAATAAAACAAGTAGGTGATACTGAAAGAGAGTTTTTACCACTTTGGATGCGTACACAACAAACTCTAGGACAAGGTACACTAGGATTTGTGCCGGCTGTTCCGTTATGCTATTGTAAACCCGGAACAAGTGCCGATATATTATTAAATATCAAAAACAGCGGTTTTGACTTTAAAGTACTTGACTTTGATATAGATAGATATATAATAGACAGTACTAAAGGTAACAGCGAAGAGCAATACATTGTTTTCGGAAATTATCAATATAACGTATAACTGCGATAAATACTAATGGAGAACAAATAATATGGCCAGTAATATAAACACAACTAACATAAACGAATCTTATCCTGTAGCAGGAGTTGATAACGATTCACAAGGTTTTAGAGATAACTTTGCAACTGTTAAAAATAACTTTGTAAGTGCAAAAGCTGAAATAGAATCATTACAAGACAATACTGCTAAAACAAATGCAAACAACAATTTCTTTGGTAATCAAATTACAGGTGCTGACTTAATTGCTAACACTGAAACATTATATCCAGGTGGTACAATTAACTCGGGACAAAACGTAAGTTTTGCAAACGGAAATATTCAAACATTCTCCATCGGTGCAGACCTAACACTTACATTGTCTGATTGGCCAGCGGCGGCAAAAGTAGGTAAACTAACCGTAATGCTATTGAATGACGGATCAAATCGAACAGTTACATGGGCAGTTGAATCTGGCGGTAGTATTAAAGTTGATACAAACTGGCCTACATCAAATAATACAACTGTAATTGGTAGTGATGCAGATTATACTATTATCAACTTCATGACAATTGATGGTGGCACTACTATATTTGCAGAATACAAAGGTACGTTCACGGCGCCAGCATAATGTTTCATCCATTTCAGCCTGAACTAGAAGATTTAACAATACCACAAGTTGAACAAAAGATTTTGGAATTGTCTAGAAAATACCACTCGACTGCAAATCCACAAGTTAGAGATCAAATTGCTACATTTCTTGACATATATAAGACTGAATTGCAGGTAAAACTAGCAAAACAAAAATTAAATCAAGATAATGACAATAAAGATCTTGACAATCTGATTAATATCAGTTAAAATACAAGTATGATTATGAAAACAGACTCTCTCGGGATTCCGCGATTTACAAACAAAGACTTAATCGATATGATCTATAGTGGTCATGCAGATAAAGTCCATGTGGTATTATGTGATGCCAACGATGATGTAGACAAGTTTAATGAGGCTATGGAAGAACAAGGCCTTAGCAAACTACAAAAGTATATTCCATTAGATGTAGATCAAAAGACTTTTGACGGTGTATGTCAAAGTGAATGGTTTATGCCCGATGCATACAAGGCTATTAATCCTAATAAATGGCTTGAAGAAAAATTAATGGAAAAATATCAAACAGATGATGTTAAAGAAACACATACGTATGAATGGATTAGAGTAACCGAAGAACTTATCGAATTTGAAAAGCGTGGTATGTATCCATTATTACAGTATATGATCTATCTTGTAGACTTTATGCGTGAGAATGATATTGTATGGGGTGTAGGACGTGGATCAAGTGTAGCATCATATGTGCTATATTTAATAGGAGTACACAAAATAGACTCAATCCAATATGGCCTGGACTGGCATGAGTTCTTGAGATAAGTAGTATTATAACTAAAGGAGAAAAAATATGGCTCTAAAACAAACAGGACGTAAACAGTACAAAACTATGCAAGGTAAAGCAGTAGATATGGACTTATTACGTCAGCGTAACGAACTTACTCAAGCAGTAGGTAACGCAAGAGTAAATGCACGTGGTGACGAATTAGGACCAGGTGGTAAGATTATTAAGAAACGTGAAGATGTTTTACAAAGTTTCTATGAAGATAATCCAATGCCTGTACCAGATGATGCACCAGTAAAAGCAAAAGAACAAGAAGCTGAAGCACCAGAACCAGTAAGTGAAATGGTTGACGATGCTCCAACAAAAAAAGCACCAGCTCGTAAAGCCGGACAAACTAAAGCAGAAGCTAAAGTTGAAGACGAATGGGTTGAAGACGCAGACGGCAATTTTGTGAAAAAAGGTGACTAATGGCTATTAATAAATTTAAAGGCACACTTAAGGCAATAGGTGATCGAGTGCTTGTAAGTGATATGCACTTCGGAGAACAAAAAACAAAGAGTGGACTTATTATCGGAGACGATAATGGCCAAACTCGAGGCATTTACCCACGTTGGGGTAGAGTCTACTCTATAGGTCCTCGTAACAAAGACGACTATAAAGTAGGTGATTGGATTCTAATTGAACACGGTCGTTGGACACGTGGTTTAGATATGGATTCAGATGACGGAGATCTTACGTTGCGTATGGTTGAAAAAGAATCAGTGCTTGCTGTATCTGATACTAAACCAGAAGACGTGAACATGGGCATTACATATTCAGATGGCCCAGCAGACATACGTCCAGAAGACTTTGGCGCAAATTAATAGAGGTAAAATTGAGTAACGTAGATTTAAACAAATACAAAGACTTTGTAAAAGAAGTAACTAGCAACGAATCAATGTCAAGTATGCAGATGTATAATCGTATGATTGATATTGAAACTGTTGAAAGTAAAATGAAAGTAAATGCGGCGTCATTGATGACAGGCGCAATTGGCATTGCCAGTGAAGGAGGCGAATTTGCAGAAATTGTTAAAAAATGTATCTTCCAAGGTAAACCTATGGACGATGAAACTATATTTCATTGTAAACGAGAACTTGGCGATATTATGTGGTATTGGATTACTGCTTGCCGGAGCCTTAGTTTGGACCCTAACGAAGTAATCGAAGAAAACGTAAACAAACTAAAAGCACGTTACCCAGGTGGCGAGTTTGATGTACACTATTCAGAGAATAGAAAAGATGGAGATCTTTAATGACTTTGAATGGTATGACTTCTTAGTTGTAGCAATATTCGCCAAAGTATTCCAAGTATTAATATTAGTAACATTAATGGGAGGTGGCTTTGTATCAGCCACTATTCTGTATGTAACATGGGAACTTTGGAAAGCCTACGAAAGATTTAGAGCAAATAGTACTTGACTTCTTATACATTTTATCGTATAATATGATATATGTATAAGGAGTTTTTATGAAATTACCAACACAATTAACAGGTTTAGGAACAGCCGGTCTAACAGGCGTTGTTCTAATGTACCTTCATATCACAAATGAACTAACAGGATGGGCGTGGCCTATACTTTATGTATTACTCATATTAATGGGTATCGGACAAGAGAATAAGAGGCAACCATAATGCACGGGATGATTGACTTAGAAACACTAGGTGTTGAACCTGATAGTGTTATTATGACACTTGGTGCTATCAAGTTTGATCCTTTTAGTGATTCTGAACCGCATACACCTTTATACCTAAGAGCTGATGTAGAAGAACAGTCAGAAGTTTATAATAGAACTATTGACGAGAATACGTTAGCATGGTGGGGTAAGCAAAGCCAATCAATACAAGACGAAGCGTTTGGAGATCATGAGCGTGTAACATGTGATAGTCTAGCCAAACAACTTAATAAATGGTGTGTAGGACTAGACTATATTTGGTGTCAAGGTCCAACATTCGACTTTGTTATATTGCAGGACTTTTATAAAAATATACAAAAGCCTACTCCGTGGAATTATTGGCAGATTAGAGACAGTCGTACACTGTTTGCTATGATGCCGAGTGATCCACGAAAAGCAATACAAGAAGAACTACATAACGCACTAGCTGATTGTTTTTATCAGGCTAAGTGTGTACAACAATCATACAAACACTTAGGAGTAACTAATGGCAGATAAACAATACTATATGAGTCCAGATGGGACCGTTGTTGACGAAAAAGACTTTAAATATCTAAAAGCAAAAAAGTCAGCAAAAGGTTATGAAAAATCATTTAAAGTAGAAAAGGCAAAAGATGAAAGAGTTATGGGTAGAAAAGTATCGTCCTAAGACGGTAGACGGATATGTATTTCGTGATGATGCACAACGCAACCAAGTAAAGACTTGGATCAAAGATAAAACTATTCCGCATTTACTGTTTAGTGGTAATGCAGGTATTGGTAAGACTACACTTGCAAAACTATTGTTTAATGAACTTGATATACAAGACTTAGACATTTTAGAAATTAACGCAAGTCGTACAAATAGTGTTGATGATGTTAGAGATAAGATTGTTAACTTTGTACAGATGATACCTTTTGGAGATTTTAAAGTTGTATTACTTGATGAAGCTGATTATCTTAGTCCGAATGCTCAAGCGGCGTTACGTGGAGTTATGGAAGAATATCACACCACTTCAAGGTTTATTCTTACTTGTAATTACCCCAACCGTATTATTCCTGCTTTGCACAGTCGTTGTCAAGGGTTTCACATTGCTAAAATAGATCAAACAGAATTTACAGCAAGAGTTGCAGAGATTCTTATTACAGAAGGCATCACTCCAGACTTAGATACACTTGATACATATGTAAAAGCAACGTACCCAGACTTGCGTAAGTGTATTAACACAGTACAAATGAACTGTCAAGATGGTAGTTTACTTAAACCACATGAAGGCGACACAGGCGAAGCTGACTGGAAACTTGATATGGTTGAATTATTTAAAGCAGGTAAGATTCAAGAAGCACGTAAACTATTATGCGGAGCAGTTCGTCCAGAAGAAATGGAAGAGATTTATCGTTGGCTGTATGACAACATTGAGTTGTTCGGCGATGAAGAAAAACAGGATACAGCCGTACTAACTATTAAACAAGGAATGGTGGATCATACATTAGTTGTAGATCCTGAAATTAATTTGGCGGCAACGCTAATTAGATTAGCGAGGTTATAATGTCTTATCTAGTTACAGAAAACTGTATTAAATGTAAGCATATGGATTGTGTAGAAGTATGTCCTGTGGATTGTTTTTATGAAGGTGAAAACATGCTTGTAATTAATCCAGACGAATGTATTGATTGCGGAGTATGTGAACCCGAATGTCCAGCAGATGCTATTGTACAAGATAGTATGTTGCCTGACGGTGAACGCGAACAATGGGAATTATTAAATTTTAAATATTCAAATGAATGGCCAGTAATAAGCCAAGTACGCCCTGAAGATGTACCTAAAGATGCAGAAGAATGGAATGGTGTTCCTAATAAATTAAGAGACCACTTCAGTGAAAAACCAGGTGGTGGTGATTAATGGGCGAAGTATATGGATTGTTTCAAGTTCCTATTATAAGACAGAAATGTAAAAATCAAGAACAAATTAAAAAATATTTGCTAGATGATATCTATCCTGGTGAGGAAAAAGCAAAAAGTAATCTTATTGGTACTGACGTTTATACTGATTACGACAATAAAGAAAATGCACTAGATCAAAAATTTATTAATCCATTATACGAAGATAATATAATGGAATTATTATCTGATATGAAATTTAGTTCAGATGTAAATTGGCATGTTAATTTAGACAGTTGGTATAATTTTAGTCGTAAAGGCGGATGGCAACACGTACATGATCATGTAGGTGGCCCATTACAAGTACAGTGGAGCGGTATTCATTATGCAGTATTTGATAATGAAGAACATGAAAGTACAAATTTTCAAAATCCACAGGCCGCTATGATTCGTAGTTTATGGCCTACTAACGAAAAACAAAATGTTCCACAATATTGTGACGACTTAGATACTGCTATAAAAGTAGAAGAAGGAGACATTATTTGGTTTCCTCCGTATCTGAATCATTACTTTAAAGAACAAAAATCAGATAAATTACGTTGTACAGTTGCAATGAATTTAACTGTATTTAATCATCCAATACTAGGGAGAAATGATGAAGCTTAAAGCAAAACATATTTTATTAAGTTATGACAAAGCAGAGATGAGTACACATAATAGACCGCTCGGTGTAGCTATGCAAGATGCGGCAAATATTATAAGAGATATTGAAACAGGCAAGACTACTTGGAACGATGCCGCGGCTAAAAATAGTGCGTGTCCTAGTGGAAAAAGATCTTATGGAGACTTGGGTTGGTTTGAAGAAGAACAAATGCATCCAGATTTTAGTAATGCTGTTAAAATTTCAGGTATAGATACGCTTGCTCCTCCATGCATTACACCGTTCGGTGTACATATAATTGTAAGGACAGGTTAATGTTTAAAGAAGTTAATAGTGTAGTAATTGTAGGCGGTGGCACAAGTGCATGGTTTACTGCGGCTTTTATAGCACGTAATTTAGATATGCATGTTACTCTAGTTGATAAAGAAGTTGGTGCTAGTGTTGGCGTAGGTGAAGGCACTTTGTTGCATTTTGATACCTTTTTAAAACGCTGTGGATTCCCTACAGACAGTTGGTTTGATTTAATTGACAGTACATATAAAAGTGGTATACTTTTTCCAAATTGGGGCAAAGATGACAATTTAGTATGGCATCCTTTTTTCCTTAATAGAGAATATCCTGAAAAAGAAACTAGTGTTTTTGAAGCCTGGACTCATCACCAAAAGGATTTTGACTTTACAGAGTTAGGAGCATTTTGGCGCCTAAGTCAGGATAATAAAGTTGACACAGAAAATTTAAATTTTTATGCCAGTCATATTGATGCTAGTAAACTAGTACAATGGTTGCAAGATCAATTGAAAGATCATGTAACAGTAATTAAAAGTGAAATGACAAACATCAATAGAGACGACGAAGGTTTTATTACTAGTATTGATTTATTAGATGGACAAAATGTAAAAGGTGACTTTTTTGTAGATTGTACTGGATTCAAACAACTGCTACAAAATAACGCAGATAGAGTCGACTTAAAAGGTAGACTGTTTTGTGATACAGCAGTAGCAGGTCATGTGCCTTACGAAAATGAACTTAGAGAAAAACATCCTTATGTTGTTAGTGAAGCAGTTGATTGCGGTTGGGTTTGGAATATTCCTGTACAAACACGCATTGGTAGTGGACTAGTTTTTAATAGAAGTATAACAAGTCCGGAAGAAGCAAAGAAACGTTTTTGTGAATATTGGAATAATAGAATTACACCAGAACAATTAAAAGTTATCGACTGGACGCCTTATTATAATACTAACCCTTGGGATAAAAATGTTTGTGCTATTGGACTTAGTGGAGGATTTATTGAACCACTTGAAAGTACAGGTCTTGCTACTATTACAGGAGCAATTTATACATTAGCCGCACGTATTAGACAGCAATATTTTACACAAGCTGATATTGATATGTACAATTCAATTATGACAAGTATATATGAAGATACTATTGACTTCATAAACATGCATTATGCAAGAAGTGATTTTGATACACCATTTTGGAATTTTGTAAAAGAAACTTATATTCCTAGTGAAACACTATTATGGTATCGTAGACTAATCAAAGAAGGTAAACGTTTACCTAATGACGGTAAAGGGCACTTCTTCGGAGGTAGTAATTGGCTATGTTGGTTATTACAAACTGAAAAAGAAATAGGTGCAACATCTAACATATCTGACGAAACTGCATTAGAAGTTCTTAAAGATTGGAAATCACAAATGGATGAAAGCCAAACAAAGAACGGAACAGTAACACATAAAGAAGCAATTGACAACTACGGTTTATATCTGAATATGAGTATGGACCCAACATTATTAGAATGGAAAAATTAATGAATGTAAAACTAGTAAGCTACTCGCAACCTACCCAAGAATTTATCAATGAAGGATTAGAAAACGTACAGGACTTAATTGCGTTTTGTGCTAAAGTTTCAAATCCAGCGGCGCAGATTAATAAAGAAACAAGTGAACGTTTAATTAAGTATCTAATCAAGCATCAACACTGGTCACCTTTAGAAATGGCTAATGCTACATTAGAAATTGAAACTACACGTGATATTGCACATCAAATTGTACGTCACCGTAGTTTTGCTTTTCAAGAGTTTAGTCAACGTTACGCAGAGCCTAGTGAAATGGGTGATATGTTTGTTGTAAGAGAAGCCCGTTTACAAGATACTAAAAATAGACAAAATAGTATTGAAACAGAAGATACTGTACTAAACGATAAATGGGAAGAAATGCAACAAGATGTAATGTATACAGCAGGTAAAGCATATGAGTGGGCTATTAATAACGGAATAGCAAAAGAACAAGCTCGTGCAGTACTTCCAGAAGGACTTACAAAAACACGTTTGTACATGAACGGAACAATAAGAAGTTGGGTACACTACATTGAATTACGTAGTGCAAATGGCACACAAAAAGAGCATATGGAAATAGCAGTAGAATGTGCAAAAGCTATTGCTAAAATTTTTCCATTAGTTGAAGAGTTGAAAGGGGCATAAAGCCCCTTTCTTTATTCGTCTCCGTATACTTCAAGAACCTCCTTGACTGCTTGATGTCTCTCTATATCTTCGTGATAGAATTCAACTATGTCTAATCTACTCACACTACTACTTGATCTTAGATGTTTTATAAAGTCTAGTAAGCCATTATCTGACATTCTATCAGCTTGAGCTAAGTCGCCCGTTACTGCCATCTTGGATCCTTCTCCTAGTCTGGTTAACAACATTTTCATTTGACTCGGTGTTGCATTTTGCATTTCATCTGCTATAATGTAAGCACTTTTAAATGTACGTCCACGCATATATGCTAAAGGAGCAATTTCAATAATTCCTTCTTCAATCATACCTTCGATTTCTGGACTTGTAAAGTACTCCCTCAGTACGTCAAATATAGGTCTTGTCCAGGGCGCCATTTTTTGTTCTAGCGTACCTGGTAAGAATCCTAAATCTTCATCGACACTTACTGCTGGTCTAGTAACAATTATTTTATCCACTACACCTGCTTTAAACATTTGAATAGCATTCAGCACAGCAATCAGGGTTTTGCCTGTTCCTGCTGGTCCGATGCCGAATATAATGTCTTTTTTGGGGTTGGATAATTTTAAAGTGTATTCCTCTTGATGTTTATTCCTTGGAATAATCTTAACACTCTCCTTCTTTTCTGGAAGGTAATTGTTTATTTGTACTACGTTGTTGTAAAAGTTAGTTTTTTTGCTCTTGCGAGCCCGCTTTGCACCCATTCAGTTCTCCTTCTGGATTTAGCCTATCAAACAGAACGTTGCGTCCTGTATAGATATTTACCTTTGTGTGTCAATGATTATATAGTAACTTATGTTTTGGAATAAATACATATAGTAAAGTTTTCAGGTGATACAATGAAAGATATTTTAGAAGTAATAAAAAACATAGAAAGCATATACGAAAGCGATACACAGTTTCAAGTCCTTAAAGACTATGAGCGTGTGTTAGACGAGCTTGACTTATATGTTTACGATAACTGGGCAGACGGTGAATTAGTCATGGGTCCAAAGATAGAGCGACATTGGATAACATGTGGCTTTATGTGGCCAAGAAATAAGATGCCAGATCCAATGGGAGGCAAACGTCTATTAGATTATGACTGTCGTGTTACCTATAAAAAAGATTCTATACTAACTCCACGTAAAATTCGTAAACCAGATGATATGCGTCCAGGAACTAAAAAAGGCAAACTAGATCGTATGCCTATATGGGTAGTAGAAATTATGATGCCTAAGAAAATAATTGCAGATATATACGGCGGCTATGCTGAAATGATAAATGCTGTAACTGATCCTGCAACTCAACAAGAAATTGCAAGTCCAGAAGTAGAACAAGCTGAAGCAACAGCCAACGCTGGCGCTGAAGAAGGGGCAGTAGTATAATGACGTTAGATGAAGAAATTGTTCAAAATAAATTAATACATGAAATATCACATATAATAGTTGATAAGATATCTTCAATGCGAGATATGACTGAAAATAAACATAAACTAGTTGCGATAATTGGCCAATCAGATATTCAAATGCTTTTAGATCATGATGACTGTCCAAAGTCAAATATTACGTCATTAACTAGAATGGCGTTAAAAGAAATTAATAGTAACAATACAAACTGGCGTGTTGTTCAGCAACTTATAGATGAAATAGGTATAATGAAATGAGTTTACGTCAAGGTGATTTAAAACATATGGTTGATGATATTTTTGAAATAGATAGTTTCAAAAGTAAAATGGGCGACGATAAAAATATATGTGTGCTTAGTTTTAGTGTAAAAGAAAATCAAGTAGCAAAAGATTTGATGACTTTTATTGAAAAAGGTTATCCTTTTGTATTAGATGCTGATATGACATCAGGTGAACAATCTGATGGTACATATAAAGTATTCGTTGAGCTTGAAAGAGAAAAAGAAAATCCAACACAAATACTTGAAATAGTAGATGGCATAAAGAAACTATCTGAAATTGATAGTATGAAATTTAGATATTACAAGAACTTTAGAAGTAAAGATGCAACAGCGGAAGCATTATCTGAAATGCTACCATTAGATGAAGATTCGTATGAGTCTACAATATCAAATATGCAAATGGAAAACTACCAAAATTTCTTTAGTAAGAGTTATATTGAAAGCGTAGACATGCTAGATAATATAATTCAAATTAAGAAACGTTATGCTGAACCTCTCAATTTAGAATTCATTGATGTAGGCGGCAAAGCTAAATATGATGAAATAACAGAAAGTTATAATTTTAATGACTTTGCTGAAGTTATATATCTAAGTAAATATCTTGGTGATTATGACATTAATAAGTACGGAGATAAATTTACTTTGGAAAACGAAGGCAAAGTCTTAATTGTAAACAGAAGATAGGAGTACGATTATGGAACTAAGTCCCGAAGAAATCAAAATCCAAGAAGATTGTCCTCATACAGATATCCACCAATACACAGTTATGAATAGTAAAAATTATACTATAAAGCATACATGGAACTGTAAAAAATGTGACAAACTTTGGTTTCAGGATCCACCAGAAGCTTGGTTAAACAAGCAAAACAAAACTAAGTAGTAGTATGCAAAATTGTAAAAATTGCGGACATGAATCACATTGTGGCACTAGGTTACAACGTACCGAGTCTGATTACAATGGCGCAACATATCCGATTACTGTCTGTGACCATTGCAGATGTAATTCGTGCATAAAAGAGGATACCAATAATGGCTAAGGAACATTTTAAATTCGACTTCCAAGAATGGATGGCAGAAGATCTAATTCATAGAGAAGACTGGAAAGATTGGTACGAAGCAATGCTAGAAATACTTCCTTTATGGGAAGTAAATACAGCAGAGCGTGTAGCAATGTTTATTGCACAGTGCGGACATGAGTCTGGCGGCTTTAGAGTACTAAGTGAAAACTTAAATTATAGCGCCAAAGCACTAAACACAATTTTCCCTAAATATTTTAGACGAGCAGGAAGAGATGCAAATGAATATCACAGAAAACCAGAAGCAATCGCTAACGTCATATATGCAAGTCGCATGGACAACGGCGATACCGATAGCGGTGATGGCTGGCGCTTCAGAGGTGGCGGCATATTGCAACTTACAGGACGTTACAACTACACACAATTTGCAAAAGAAATGGACATGTCACCAGAAGAAGCAGTAGACTATGTACGCACTAAGAAAGGCGCACTAGACTCAGCATGTTGGTTCTGGGATACAAACGGACTTAACAAGTATTGTGATAACATGGACATTGTTGGAGCAACAAAAAGAATTAACGGTGGTACAATTGGTTTAGACGATCGTAAGAAACATTACCTACATGCAATGGATGTACTAGGTGGTGATTTTGAAGAACCAGAAACAGACTACAATCAAACAATTAGGCAAGGATCACGTGGTCCATTAGTAGCAGAAGTACAAGAGAAACTTGACATTTCACCTGCTGATGGCATCTTTGGTCCGGGAACTGCACGTATTGTTAAAGAGTGGCAAAGTTCAAATGGACTTACTGCTGACGGTATTGTAGGACCAAAAACGCTGGGAAAGTTACTAGGGTAAATACAAATATGTTTAGTGGATTAAAAATTGCATTAGTTTTTATTGTGTTAGCAAGTGCTGGAGGAGGATTGTTTTATGTAAAACAACTACAATCCAATTTGGAAATTGCCCGACTTAATAATGCTAAATTAGAAACTGCTATAGAAACAAGTGAAGCAAGTATTGCAACACTTAAAGCAGACAATGCTAGACTAAACACACTTACTGATCAACTTAACGCAGACTTAACTAAATCAGAGCAGTACGGAGATGAACTTCGTGCTACTCTAAACAAGCACAACTTAACACACTTGGCTAACAAGAAGCCAGGCTTAATCGAAACTAGGACACAAAATGCGACAGATAAACTTTGGGATGATCTCGAGTCTATTACTAGCGACACTCCTACTGAGTAGTTGTAGTACTTTTCAAGAGCCACAAATTAAAGTGGTTACTAAAATTGAGAAAACAGTAGTACCTGTTGTTCCAATGCCTAAGCCTGTGCAAATGAACGACATAAAAATTTATGTTGTATCACCTGAAGAAAACTTCGAAGAATTTAAGAAAGAATTTGAAGCAAAGAACGGTGGCGATGCATATATTGCTATTAGTATAAAAGACTACGAAAATTTATCTAAGAACTTTGCCGAACTAAGACGTTATATAGAACAGCAAAAAGCCATTATTGTATACTACGAGAATGCTGTACAACCCCTTCCAGAAGACGACCAATCTGAATAAATACACATAGTTAATACAAAAGGGTAAACTATGTGGGAAATGATTGAAAGAATGGCGAGCGATCGCCTGTGGATTTATACGGCATTAGTTGGATCGCTATTCGGGCTTGCGTTTTCAACATATTTTAAAAGCACACGAATAGGACTATGGCTATATGCTAAGTTTGATTTATGCGTAGACTTTTTAGTCGAACGTTATGGTTGGACTTGGTTAGAGCAACCTACGGATGCATGGCGTAAAAAATATCCACACGTAACTAAAAAAATAGATGAATTAGAAGCCCGCATTAAGAAAATGGAGGGCAAGAAAAAATGATAAACAAAATGACTTTTTTAGAAAAGAGTGTATTGTTTGCAAAACTATCATCTATAGCATATATGGATGAGAAAGATGTTAAAAAAGCTGTTAGAAAATTAGGATTTACAACTGTTGAATTTTATGAAAAAGATGGCGCACAAGCATATCGCTTCATGAACAAAGAAGATTTAGTTATTGCATGTCGCGGAACACAGCCGTCAGAGTTTAATGATATTAGTGCAGATCTTAAAGCAATACCTGTAATGGCAGAAACTGTAGGTAAGGTACATCAAGGATTTAAAAAAGAAGTAGATGACTTATGGCCTATGATATGCGAAGACATCAATAGAAAAGTAAACCTAGGCAAGACACTTTGGTTTTGTGGACATAGTTTAGGCGCGGCAATGGCTACTATAATGTCAAGTCGTTGCTTATACAATATAGAGTTAAATGATCCAGTTGAACTTTATACATTTGGATCTCCTCGTGTAGGTTGGAGAAAGTATGTTAAGAGTTTAGGTGTAAACCATCATAGATGGAAGAATAATAATGATATTGTTACAAGTGTTCCTTTATGGTTAATGGGATATGTACACCATGGTACTGAACATTATCTAAACGCATATGGCAAATACAGAAAGCCTACTGCTTGGCAATTAGTCAAGGATAAATTTAGAGGCATGTGGATGGGCATCAAGCAAGGTAAGATTGATAACTTTGGAGACCACAGCATGGATGAATATATTAAACATATAGAGGGAGCAAATAATGCCTAGAAAAAGTCTAGATGAATTAGATAAGCCGGCGACAAAAGAATCGACGCCTAAAAAAGAACCTATTAAGTACCAAGAACAAGAGTATCAAGCAGAAGTAGTTTCAACTAGTGATTCAACTACACGTAAAGTAAAATTAGATTTAGAAGTTGACACAAGTGTAAAAGATATGGGTCCTAACCCATATGCTAGATTAATACACTTAGCAAGAGCAATTGATGCTTGGAGAATTTTTCCAAGAATGTTCTTAACTGTTTACATTGTATTATTATACAAAGTAGTAATATGGTTTATGGCATTGCCTGCTCCGAGTTTTGAACAAAGTGGTCTTGTTAGTATTGTAGTTGGTGCTGGTGCGGCATGGTTTGGCTTATACACCGGATCTAGTAAATCTAAGAAATAGTTACTATAAGTAATAGTATGGACTACTATTCTACTTTAGGTGTTTCAAAAAACGCTTCGGACAAAGAACTTAAATCAGCATACAAGAAATTAAGTATGCAACATCATCCTGATCGTACAGGTGGTGACGATTCTAAGTTCAAAGAAATTAACGAAGCATACTCAACTCTTAAAGATCCTCAAAAACGTCAAGAATATGATAATCCACAACCTCAGGGTTTTGGGCCTAATGGCTTCCAAGGCATGGGCGGATTTGAAGACGTATTTGCCAATTTTGGTTTTAATATGGGCGGAAGGCAACAAAGGATGCAAAATGATGACATTACTATTGCTGTTGAAATAGAAATACCTGATATCTATACCGGTAAAGAATATGTTGTTAATTATAGATTAGCTAGTAATAGAATGGAAACAGTAAATATAGTTATACCTCCTGGAATACGACCTAACGATACTATAAGATACAACGGAATGGGTCAAGATAATATTCAAGGATTGCCAAGAGGTAACCTTAATGTAAAGGTAAGAGTTAAAGCCAGTCCTGACTACCAAGTTAATGGTATAGACTTAATTACAATTAAAGACACAAACATATTTCATCTAATAACAGGCACACAGTTAGAATTTAAAACTCCAAAAGGCTCAACCTTAATGCTCAATGTGAAGCCAAAAACTCCTCCTGGTACAAGAATGGCAATCCCTGGTTACGGATTACCTGACAGAAAAACAGGAAGAACTGGAAAGATAATAATAGAACTAAAAGGAGTTATACCTAAAGATATACCAGATGATCTACTTAATAAAATAAAAGAGATTTGGTAAAATAAGTATTTGACTTTGCAACAGTTTTAAAGTACAATGTATATTAAGTTATGGAGAATATTAACAACATGGTAGAACCAAGTAAAAATTTGCAGGCAGTATTTGATAAAGCTGTCCAAGATGCTCGTAAATTACGACACGAATATGTAACCTTAGAGCATTTGCTTTATGCAATGCTATGTCACGAAAGTTTTGCAAAAGTGATAGATGAATATGGTTCCGATTCAGAGTTGTTAAAGAAAAATATTGAACATTATTTAAAAACTAAACTTGAAGAAATTACTCTACCAGAAGATGTAACAAACTTTAAGCCTAAAAAAACACAAGCAGTTGAACGTGCTTTGAACAGAGCATTTGCACAAGTTTTATTTGCTGGACGTAATACCATTGAAGTGAATGATATCTTTCTAAGTTTACTTAGTGAGCAAAAAAGTTGGTCATTATATGAGATACATAAAGTTGGCATAAACAAAGAAGAATTTACTGAATATCTTGAATTAAATGTTGATCAAGATATTGAAGATGCAGAACTTGCAGGTGCCGCACAAAAAGCGTTACGTGCATTTACAACTAATCTTAACAAAGAAGTTGACAAAGGTAAAATTGATCCTGTTATCGGACGTGAAGATGTGCTTGAAACATTAGCTCTTGCACTAGGACGTAGAAGTAAAAACAATGTCTTACTTGTTGGTGAGCCAGGTGTAGGTAAAACTGCTATTGCAGAAGGTCTTTCACACAAAATTGTTAACAAACAAGTTCCTAGTTTCTTACAAGACTATTCAGTTTATAATTTAGATATTGGTGCTATGCTTGCTGGTAGTAAATACCGCGGAGATTTTGAAGAACGCTTTAAGCTAGTAATGGCCGGTATTAAAAAACAAGGTAAATGTATTGTATTCATCGACGAAGCACACATGATGAATGGTGCAGGTTCAGGCGGACAAGGTAATGCAAATGATCTTGCAAACATGTTAAAGCCGGCACTAGGTAAAGGTGACATTAAAGTAGTAGCATCTACTACTTGGGACGAATACAGAAAGTATTTTGAAAAAGATAGAGCATTAATGCGTAGATTCCAACGTGTTAGTGTTGAAGAACCTACTAAAGAAATTACATATGATATTTTAAAAGGTATTAAAAAATATTATGAAGAACATCACGAAGCTGAGATTACTGACGAAGCAATTGAAGAAGCAGTGAAACTTAGCGTTAAGTATATGACAGATAAAAAGTTGCCTGATAAAGCAATCGACTTAATTGACTTAGCGTGTTCAAGATTTAAAGTTATGGATGTTTCAGAAAGAGTAGTAGGAAAAGAAGAGATTCAATTTGAACTTGCTAAAGTTGTTGGTTTACCACCTGATCAGATTCAGCAGAAGGAAACAAGTAACTTAGCATCATTGGCTAAAAATATAAAATCCGAGGTGTTCGGCCAAGATACAGCAGTAGATGAAATTACTGATAAAATTCTTGTAGCCCAAGCAGGATTAAAAAGCGAAGATAAACCAATTGGAGCCTTTGTATTCATGGGTCCAACTGGTGTTGGTAAAACAGAACTAGCAAAACAGTTAGCACACAACTTAAATGTAAAACTTGTACGTTTTGATATGTCAGAATTTCAAGAAAAACATAGTCTTGCTAAACTAATTGGCTCTCCTCCAGGTTACGTAGGACACGATGAAGGCAGTGGTATATTAATTAATAAATTACAAGAAAATCCTAATTGTGTTCTACTCCTGGATGAAATAGAAAAAGCTCATCCCGATGTTGCACAAATCTTGTTACAGGTTATGGATAACGGTAAAGTAACTGGTAGTGATGGTAAAGAAGCAGATGCACGTAATTGTACACTTATTCTAACTACAAACCTTGGTGCTGAACAAGCAGAAAAAAGCACTATTGGATTTGGTGACGCAGAAGACACTAATTACGAAGATACTGAATTGAAGAAATACTTTGCACCTGAATTTAGAAATAGACTTGACGGTGTTGTTACATTTAACAAACTAGATAAAAATGTAATGATTAAAATTGTTGGCAAATTCTTAAAAGAACTTAGAATTATGTTAAATGACAAAAAAATTACAGTTAGTGTAACAAATGAATGTATTGATTATTTGGTTGAAAAAGGTTTTGATAAAGCAATGGGAGCTCGTCCATTACAACGTGTTATTGATAAAGATATTAAGCGTCCTTTATCTAAGAAAATGTTGTTTGGTGATCTTAAAGATGGAGGAACTCTTACAATTGATGCTGACGAAGAAATCATATTAACAGTAGATAAGAACAATGTCCTCCAAGAGGCATGATACTAATACACTTTTTTACAATAAGTTTGTATGTAAGGGTGTAATAATGACAAGTTTGGCTAGCGTTTTTCGGAATGCTAACCTTAAATCCATTAAAACAAATTTAGACTATTTACAAGCTAACGCCGAAGCTGGTATGCCTTTATATAACCCTGCAAGAGCGTATCAACAAACAGTTAAGTTTGATGAATTTGCAGATGCTTGTGTGTTGTTTGACGAATTAAAAAGTTTAGAATCAGAATACACACTACGGGCTGAAGGAATAACACTTGGCATATATACCAATGACCTAGCTTGGCTTGAACATCTTGATAAAAGAATAGGTTTAGCTGAAATACACACTCCAAAAAGTCATAACGATATAGAATTTTTATTAGAACATCCTAATGTTGTTATAGTTGACAAACCAGTTCAATGGCGTTATAAATGCTTTCTTGGTTATAAATGTAATCCAGCATTTAAAGATTTTGTTGAAGCAAATGAAGACAAGATAAAAATAGGAAAGACAGCAATGGATGCTGTAAATAGAGGATCAACTGGTGGCCTTTACTTTTGGCTTAAAGATAAACGATATTTAAGTTTGTGTATAATGGCAGGCGCTACTATCAAGCGAATCGTCAAACATGTTACTAGGGATGAAATAAGATAAATACATGCATGCCAAGTAATAGTGAAATAATTTTATCAAATCAAACACATCCAGGGGACAGTACAACTGAGACTGTTACAGGATCTAATTTTAAAGGTGACGGATACTACAGTAGAGCCGACGGTGTCCATACGGTGCAGTATAACTTTACAGGGTTAACTGGCACTATAACCATCCAAGCAACTCTAGCAAATACACCTACTGATTCGGATTGGTTTGCTGTACATACTTACACAGCAAGTAATGAAACTGCCAATAAATTTGCCAACTTTACAGGAAATTTTGTTTACATAAGAGCAAAGTTAGTGTATACTGATGGTAGTGTAAGTAGTATATTGTTAAATAATTAAGGAATAGTAATGGAAAACTTTGTAAGAATTATAATGGACAAGCAGAATAAACTTAATGAAAGTTTAATGACTTCTGTTTTTGAAAATGTAGATATGTTTGAAACAGAACAAGAAGTATCTGTTATTGAGATTCCGTTAGCAACTACACTTTCTGAAGAACAAGCAGACGAGTATGCTAATAAACTAGCAAATATGATGTTTGAAAATGGCTATGAAGATTTTGATATTGAAATTAGCACAGGTGAAGATGCTAATATTGATGAAGAAACATACGACGGTGACGAGTTTTTTGAAGCATACGGTACTATGTGGTTCAACGAAGATGAAGAAGTTGACGAAGCAGAGTATCAAGGACGCAAAGTAAAACTTGGTAAGCCAATGCGTGGCGATGTTAAAAAGTTTAAAGTATATGTCAAGGACCCAAAGACTAAAAATGTTAAAAAAGTAAACTTTGGTGATCCTAACATGAAGATTAAAAAGTCAAACCCTGCACGTAGACGTTCATTCCGGGCTAGACACAACTGTGATAATCCGGGTCCACGTACTAAGGCACGTTACTGGTCATGTAGGAAGTGGTAATATGAAAGCTGAAGACTTTAATATAAGAAAAGACGATAAATTACCTTTTGATGTAGTAGACGATATGCAATTTCATATGCGTAACGACCCTGCATTTTATCGAGGTGAATACTTACCTGCATTAGACCAATGTAGTAAATGTAAAGAAGACGACCAAGTGCCGGGTATACTTGATCGAATGATAGATAGAGCAACAGTAGATTATTGCAAAAAGTATAAACTACCTATGCACCCAAGAGAATTATTAAATCCTGATGACAAATCAAAACTAAGAGCAAACGTTATGGATACCGATATTGATTACTTCAATAAAGGAAAACTATAATGCGTCTTAGACAACTGTTTGAAGCTCCTAGTAAAGAAATTAGTATTGCGTTAGGCAGATTAAATCCTGCACACGTAGGACATGGATTATTAGTAGAAGCACTAAAACAGGCTCCGGGAGACAGTAGACTTTACTTAACTGATAGACCTGCAAAGCTACCAGATGATCCTTTAGCACCATCAGAAAAACTAGCATGGGCACAAAAAAGTTTTCCAGATATAGATGTAAAACTTGCAAAAAATATTTTTTTTGCGGCTACAGAATTATTTAAAGAAGGTTATACTAATCTAACAATACTAGAAGGAGAAAATAAACTTACTCCTTTAATACAAAAGTATAACGGTAACGAAGGACCACATGGGTTTTTTAATTTTGAAACTATTAAACAAGAAAGATTAAGTAGAAATTCAGCAAGCGAAGACGCTGACGGAGCAAGTGCTACAAAATTACGTCAAGCCGCAATACAAAATGATTATGAAACTTTCGAAAAGAATGTAACTAAAAGTGCAAAACCTTTTGCTAAGAAAATGTTTGATACATTACAAGGTTATTTAGGTACAGACCCAGTTGAAGAACAACAAGTAGACGAACTTATCTTTGGTAAAGATAAAGTTGATAATACAAGTGTAAAAAATCAAGATCCAAATAAAATGAAAGTATTAGATTACATTGCATCACGTGCAGATGGTAAAGAACATTTTATTAGTTTCTATTCGCCGCAGGCGGCATGGAGCGGAAGGGTAATTTATATTAAGCCTGATGCCGCTAAAAAGTTTATGATGAAGTTTGATGACAATCCAGAATACCAAGATAAGATGAAAAAAGCGTTGACAAGTATACAAACAACTGCTAATCTATTTAAAAATTTAGGAATTGATCACGATATACGAAAAGCGGAACTATAATGGATATTGCAACACTCAAAAGACTTGCAGGTATAAACGAATTCCAAGGATATTCAGAATACCAAATAGATGAAAATCCTAGTATTACCGCGGCAAAAATAAAAGATAAAGAAAAGAAACTTGGACTAAAGCCAGGTGACGCAGATTGGTTTAAACTTTGGTTCAGCAAACCTTATATGACAGGGCAAGTTCAATTTCGAGGACGCAAAAAGAAATGAAGTTTAACAGTTTAAAAGACATTGATAAAAAAATTCCTAAGCCCGGTAGTATCAGACATGTTATGCGTCAACTTGAGGAAGATGGGCGTATTGTAAAAGGTGTCAACACTACAGCAGATGTAGATGTTAATAGTATTTCAAAAGAAGCAGGAAAGTTTGGCAACAAAGTAGACAAAGACGGACGTCCTGCAACATTAAGTAAGAAAGTAAAAGGCTCTAGTACTAATGTTCTTTTTAATTTAGGAATGACAGAATCTAAAGATCCAGCTTTACATATTAGACACGCAATAGAATTAGAAGCAAGAGCCGAAGAAATATGGAAAAGATCAGTTGGTAGGCAATTTCAGTGGAAATCAACAGCACAAAAACTTAGACAGATAGGTAAAGTAATTCAAGCAGGACAAGATCCTAAAAAGTTTATTAGAGACTTGAATATGTTTTATAACAAGTACATATCATTTATACAAAAAAATAAATTGCCTAATGAGCTAATAAGACTTTTAAAACAAATCCAAAAATTATTAGTTGATAACATTAAAAACAAATCAGACTTAGAAGAAGCAGTAACAGATTTAGGACAAAGTTCAGAAGTATTTGTAGATATGGATGGTGTACTTGCTGATTTTTTTGGTGAGTGGCAAAAATTAATTGGCAAAGGTTGGCGTGACGTAAAAGGCAAAGCAATTGAACCTGCACTACAAGCAATTAGAGACAAAGACGATTTTTGGTTAAGTTTGCCACTGACTGCTAATGCAAAACCTTTACTTAATTTAATTAAAGATGTTAAAGGTAGCTATACTATTCTTTCTGCTCCGTTAGCAGGCGATAAAAAAGCCGAGCCACACAAGCGTGAATGGATTAAAAAGAATCTTAGTTTTTTTCCACCTAAGAATATTATTATTACAGCAGACAAACAAAAGTATGCTACACAGTCAGACGGTACACCTAATATATTAATTGATGATTTTGGAAGTAATATTTCTAAATGGGAAGCATCAGGTGGTGTTGGATTCAAACACAAGGATCATAAGTTTGAAAGAACTGCTAAAAACATAAAACAACACATGCAACAACCTGCAACTGATAAAATAGCTAAAGAAGGCGACTTAATACCTAATCCTAAAAATACTACAATAGTTAAATCAGATGCAGACTATGACTTTATAAAACTTGGCACTAACATGGCTAATGTTAAAGATGTTGACAAATCTGATATGAATCCAGACGATCCAGATATCATGGTACAGTTTTATGGTGGAGACAAAGAAAAAGTATATATGTTAAAACAACTAAAACGTCTTGGCTACAATGTACAAGATGGTGACGGTTATAATGATGCACAGTATGACGAACAATACAGTGATGATCCTAATGCATATAGACTTATTATCGGATTAAAACGACATGAGACTACGTGAATTAATAAAAATACAAGAAAACTTTGCTGATGGTAAGAAAAAAGGCAAAAGCAGACCAGGGCGTGTAAAAAAGTCAGGTGCTAGTTGCAATGGTAGTGTAACAGCACTACGCAAACGAGCTAAAAACAGCAGTGGTGAGAAGGCTAAAATGTATCACTGGTGTGCTAATATGAAAGGTGGAAAGAAAAAATGAGAATCAGAGACCTTATTGAAAGAAAAGTAAAAGGTGAACTAATGTGTCCAGATGCATGTTGTGGCGCACCTGTTATGGAATGTAGTTGTGGGCCAGAATGTGCTCATTGTAATTGCCATGAAATACAACGTTTATCTAAAACAAATGAAACAGCAACAGCAGGCGCTACTAGTGCAGGCAATGTTGCCACAGTAGCAAATCCAGTACACGCACACGGACAAATACCACGTGATAAGAATGGTATTCCTAAGAAAAAATCTAAGAAAAATGCAGATGGAACTGTTGTAAACGCACTAGATGCTAATGATAGTTTCTTTGGCGGTAAGATAGCAAAAAGATAAATACTTACAAGGAATGATATTATGAATGAAAAACAATTAACTGAAAAAGGTCTAGCTGATTTAGCATATAAAGTAGAAGCTGATCACGAAGTACAAATGGCTCGTGCAGAAATTTACAAAGTAGCAAAGTATGCTATCAAACTTCACGAAATGCTTAAAGGTGTAAGTGAGCAAGAAGGTCTTGAAGGATGGGTCCAGTCTAAAATTACTAAAAGTGCTGACTATATGGCATCTGTTTATCATCATATGGATTACGAAAATGCCTTTGAAGCTGTAAAAGAAGGCAAATACAAAAATGACGCACAGCGTAAAGCAGTTCATGCTTCAAAAAATGAAAAGAAGAAGAATGAAACTGTTAAAGATCCCTACAAAGAGTCTTTAGCTTCTAGATTAGAGGCTTTGAAGAACACCAAATAGTGTGGGAAGACACTGAAGAAGACTTTGTTTGGCAGAGTATTGACCCAGATCACATTTGGGCTTTAGATAAACTTATACTTTCACGTAAACTTAAATATAATTGCGGACCAATAGGACTAGATGTATCTATTCCGGGTTGGTATATTGTTCGACCGTGTGTAAACATGTTAGGACTAGGACTCGGTACACAAAAAGTATGGATTGAAAAAGAAACAATGCATCTTCCAGTAGGTCACTTTTGGTGCGAATTCTTTGAAGGTGATCATTATAGTGTTGATTATTTCAAAGGTAAGCAAATGTTATCTGTACAAGGACACAAGCCTGCAGATACATTTACCAAATGGACTGATTGGCGCAGAGATGATAAAAAATTTATGTTTCCAACTATACTAAATGAATTAGTTCAATATCATCCTTGGATGAACTGTGAGTTCATAGGTGATAAACTTATCGAAGTACATCTAAGACGCAATGAAGACTTTGACGGGAACATCAATCATTTTATCCCAGTCTGGGAAGGCGAAGACACCACTCCTCCAACTGGATATTCTTACCGAAACTATCCTGACGTACATGGAAGAATCGGTGCATTTATCAAATAAATTTACCAAAACACATTGACTTTCATCTAAACATACAGTATAATAGTTGTATTATTAACAGTATGAAAGATTCAAGATCATGGGAATGTTAGAAATTGTAGGCGTCATGTGGATTATTACAAAAGTATTTGGTAACGAAGTATTCATGGTATGTGTTAGTGGGTGTGCGTAATGAAGTATCTACTATTTACAATCATATTAATCCTAAGTGCGTGTAATACTACTACAAATGCAGGCATAACTTTTAGTAAAACTCCAGAACATGTAAACTTTGCAAACGACTTTTTTGTAGACGAAGTAAAACAGTGTGGTATAACTGATTTATCAGAAGATAATATATATTTTATCGATGAACTTATTGGTATTCAACCAGACGAATTATATAACAGTAATTCTCTTACAGTCAAATGGAATTATATAGGTGATAGAATTCTTAGGTTGCTTGACATGTCTTACTATGCGGCAAGTAATAAGGACGAAGATTATGCACAAATGATCCTTGAAACTATTGAAGAAGCGGCAGATACAAATTTAATGTACAACTGGGAAAATTGGTCTGATGTTGCAGGACAATCTTGTTGGAAGGGACCTAACGGTAAGTGTGCATATCATCATCCTGAATTTGCAACGTCATTTATTTCAGGTATATTGATAAGTGCAGTAATATTAGAAGAATATATTTCACCTGAACAAAGAGTAAAGTTTGATCGTTACTTTAGTAAAATGCATAAACGGTTTATTAAGCCTCAGGCATTTAATAATTGGAGTACTGGATTCTATGCTGGATCAAATGGAGGTATTGGAAACTTAGCTTATGCACGATGGACTAGAGATTCTCGATTGTTTGCTAAAGAAATTAAATATCGTAAGAAAATTATCAAAAAACATTTCCGTAAAGACGGTTGGATTGAAAATAACAGTTGGCGCGGTAATAGAGACTATTGGTACCATACACTTGGTGTAGATGCAGTATTAGGTTATATGATTATTGCTAGAGCTAATGGTGTAGATTTGTTTAATGATCCTGTTATAGGACCACGTGTACAGGCAAGTATTGACAAAACAATCCTAGGAAACAAATCATTAGAAAAGTTTAGCGAAAAAGGATACAAAGGTAAGAATCATATCACTGGTCCAAAAAATGCAAGACCACATATGCATCAAAATGCAACTAATCTTACAAAAATTGTTGAAGAAGAATACGGAATATACATTAATCCACGTAATGAACACTTTAGAAGAGGCAGAACCCAGGAAAACGTGAATGTACACTCTGGATTCAATGCAAGTTGTTACTATAAATCTAAATAAACAGTTGACATTGTTAAAAAAATAGTGTATAATTAACTTAATAATAAGGAGATATCATGAGTGAACGAACATACGGTGCTGATGAAAAAGCAAAACTTGAAAGACTAGTTAACGAAGGTGTTACGGTACTTCAAGAAGTAGAAGATCTACAAGCAGGTCTTAAAGATACTGTAAAAGCAGTAGCAGAAGAACTAGACATTAAGCCTAGTCTTATTAACAAGGCAATTAAAATTGCACAAAAAGCTGATTGGGAGCGTGTTGCTGACGAGTTTGACGACTTAGAAACATTAGTTGTTACTGTTGGTAAGGATAAAGTGTAGTGCAAAAAATAAAAGATTTTTGGATCAATAGTTACAAAAGTGATAAGGTTGCTTTTGGATTCGAATTAATAAGTTTCGTATTTACAGTTATGGCAAGTTTGACTTTGGCATTTAATGCTAGAGATCCGAACATGCTAATTATATATCCGTTCTTCTTTGTAGGATCGGTAACCCAATGCTACGCGGCTGTACGCAGAGGCGCGGCATGGGTAATGTTATTAACAGGATATTTTGCTGTTATTAATGTATTTGGATATGGGGTTGCGGCACTATGGTGGTAAAACCCTATCAACCACTAGCATGGTTTAGTACAGCATGTCTATTAGTTGCGGCTACAATGGCGGCATTTAATATATACCCATGGTACATTTATGCATTTATTGCAAGTAATGGACTTTGGGTACTAATAGGAATTTTATGGAAAGAACAAAGTCTTGTTGTTCTTAATGCCGGACTAACTGTTATATATGTAGTAGGATTGTTTTATGGTTAAAACTTTAGAAGAACAGTATTTAAGAAAACAACATGCAGTTTCAACATTGCATATTGATTATCCGTGTAAAGTACAGCATGGTCATTTAGGTCGCTCTTTAGGAGATGATAAAACAATAATTGACTATTTTAAAAAGTTTAGAAAAGACAATCCTCACTACGAGCCAAGCAATCTAACAGGTTGGAGAACAAGTTGGAAAGCACATTTAGATCATCATGATATATTAGAAGAATTAATGATGGACATTTTAGATTGGCACAACATAAATGTTTCACATCCTCGTAACGAACTAGATGTTCCAGGCTTAATAAAACAAGAAAGAGATTTTGAGTTGGATGCCGAAGTATGGTATTCAGAATACGAAAAAGGTGACAGGGCCGATGAACACAATCATGGATCAATTAGTAGAACAAGTTTTGTTTATTATTTAGATTGTGAGCCGGACGGAAGTCCATTGACATTTGTAAAAAAAGCTATACCAAAGTATGGCAATTATAAATCAGTAGAAGAATATCATTTACAAGCATATCCAGGAATGATTGTATTTTTTCCAAGTTTCCTGGATCATAAAGTGTATCCTACCACATCTAAGAGGCATGTGTTGGCTGGAAACATAAATGATATTATATACAAATCGCCAGACGCTTAAAAGCAGGCATGAAGAAGGTTAAGTTGGCCACAAGCAACGAAGGAGAAACATGAGTTACGTAGACGCACTATTTGATCGCGATTCTGATATCATCAGAGTTGTTGAACGTAAAGACGGAAAAAGACATTATCACGAATATAATGCAAAATATACATTCTATTATAAAGACCCTAGAGGCAAATACAAAAGCGTTTACGGAGATCCACTAACACGTATTGTATGTAAGAACACCAAAGACTTTCGCAAAGAAGTTGCAATTAACCGTGACAAGACTTTGTTTGAAAGTGATGTTAATCCTATTTTCCAATGTCTAAGTGAAAACTATCTTAACCAAGATGCTCCTAAACTAAACATTGCATTTTTTGATATTGAGACAGACTTTGATCCAGAGCGAGGCTTTGCTGATCCTGCTGATCCTTTTATGCCAATTACTTCTATCTCTGTATATTTACAGTGGATGGAAACAATGGTATGTTTGGCTGTACCTCCTAAAACACTTACAATGGAGCAAGCAAAAGTAGAACTAGAAGGCATTGACAATGTAATGTTGTTTGAAAAAGAAAGCGAAATGATTGACACTTTCTTAACGCTGATTGAAGATGCAGACATATTATCAGGTTGGAACAGTGAAGGTTATGATATTCCGTACACTGTAAACAGAACAAGTCGTGTACTAAGCAAAGATGACACAAGACGTTTTTGTTTGTGGGGACAACTTCCTAAGAAACGTGAATATGAGAAGTATGGCAAATCAGCTGTAACCTTTGACCTAATAGGCAGAGTGCATTTAGATAGTTTAGAATTATATCGTAAATACACTTATGAAGAACGACACACATATAGACTTGATGCCATTGGCGAAATCGAAGTTGGAGAGAACAAAGTCCCTTATGAAGGCACTTTGGATCAGTTGTACAACAATGACTTTAGAAAATTCATCGAATACAACATACAAGATACCGCACTACTGGACAAGCTGGACAAAAAACTAAGGTTTATTGATCTTAGTAATACTGTTGCACACGAGAACACAGTTCTCCTACAGACCACTATGGGTGCAGTTGCAGTTACAGAACAAGGCATTGTTAACGAAGCACATCACAGAGGACTACAAGTTCCTAATCGTAAGAAGCGTGATGATGAAAACACACAAGCGGCAGGTGCATATGTAGCATTTCCGAAAAAAGGCTTGCACAAATGGGTAGGTTCGATGGATTTGAATTCACTATATCCTAGTGTGATTCGTGCGTTGAATATGGCTCCTGAAACTGTTGTAGGACAAATTCGTCCGGACATAAGTGAAGGGCGTGTACAAGAAGACATGACTCTTAAGAAGAAGTCATTTGCAGGTAGCTGGGAAGGACGTTTTAGCACAGAAGAATATGAAGCAGTCATGGAGCAAAAGCGTGATATTGCACTAACTGTGGATTGGGAAAATGGCCAAACAGATACACTAAGTGGTGCTGAGATTTACAAACTAATTTTTGATGGTAATCAACCTTGGATGCTTAGTTCAAACGGTACAATCTTTACAACAGAATTTGAAGGTGTTATTCCTGGACTACTAAAACGTTGGTATGCAGAGCGTAAAGACATGCAGAAGATGTTAAAGAAAGCTAAAGACGCAGGCAACGAAGCAGAGATTGAATACTGGGATAAAAGACAGCTAGTTAAGAAGATTAACTTGAACAGTTTATACGGTGCTATTCTTAATCCAGGCTGTAGATTCTTTGATAAACGTATCGGTCAGTCTACAACGCTAACAGGACGTACTATTGTTAAGCATATGAGTGCAGAAGTAAACAAGGTTATTACAGGTACGTATGATCATGTTGGCGAAGCAATGATATATGGTGATACTGACTCTTGTTACTTTAGTGCATATCCTGTACTTAAAGAACAAATTGATTCAGGAAAGTTACCTTGGACTAAAGAAAATGTAATTACACTGTATGATCAAGTATGCGAAGCGGCTAATGAAACATTTCCAAAGTTTATGGCACAAGCATTTCATTGTCCAAAGAGCAGATCAGATGTTATTGCGGCAGGTAGAGAGATTGTAGCACAGTCAGGTTTATATATTACTAAGAAGCGTTATGCGGCACTAGTAATTGATAATGAAGGATTTAGAACTGATATTGATAGCAATGGTAAGATAAAAGCAATGGGCTTAGACTTGCGTAGGTCAGACACTCCGGTGTTTATGCAAGACTTCTTAAAAGAATTACTTGAGATGGTACTTACTGACGTTCCGCAAGAAGATGTACTTGAACGTATTACAACATTCCGTAAAGAGTTTAGTGAACGTCCGGGTTGGGAGAAAGGTAGTCCGAAACGTGCAAACAAAGTTGGACACTATCAGCGTCTTGAAGAAAAGCAAGGCAAAGCAAATATGCCAGGACACGTTAGAGCAAGTATTAACTGGAACACACTTAAACGTATGAACGGTGACAAGTACTCGCAAGAAGTTGTTGACGGTATGAAAGTTATTGTTTGTAAATTAAAACAAAATCCGTTAGGTTATACTAGTGTTGCATATCCTACAGATGAATTGCGTATTCCAGATTGGTTCAAAGAACTTCCATTCGATGATGCGGCAATGGCAGAAACTATTATTGATAACAAACTAGATAACCTAATTGGTGTGCTTAACTATCCACTAGAAGATACAAAACAACACACTACATTTGGAAGTCTATTTGAGTTTGGAGAATAACTATGTGGTACTTAGTGTATATATGGATAGAAGCAGGAGTATCTTTTAGTACGGTTGTTGACTTACCAGGAACAATGGAAGAATGTTTCCGTATGCGAGACATGCTTAGTGAACAAGTTGGTAAAGGAAGCGGATACTTTAACCTATCCAGTCAAGCAGTTTGTATACAAATAAACGAGGTTGATATATGAAAGTAGGATTTACTTGTAGTACATTTGATTTGTTACACGCAGGACATTTGATTATGTTGCGTGAAGCAAAAGAACAATGTGAATATCTTATATGTGGATTACAAGTTGATCCAAGTATAGATAGAAAAGAAAAGAATGCACCAGTGCAAACTGTAG